ATGCTAGAGGGGGGTCATTTTTGCGGACCCCTCCCCCCGGTCTGACAAAAATTGGGAAGCCATGTATCGGAAGCTGGAAGGCCAGAGGTCGGTCAGAATTTTCCGGGATCGCGAGGGGGACGCGGCCCGCACGGAGAACTCCAACCGACCTCTGGCCAGCTTGGTGCGACACCTAGAACTAGGCAGCCTTGGCTGGTGCTTCGACTGTCTTGTACTTGGCGTCTGTGGCAGTGACGATGACGTCTAGGAAGTCATCGATGGCATCCTCTATGGCCTGACTGCGCACAGCTTCAGGCAACTCGTGAGAGTCCCTGACTAGGCGAGCGAGGATGGCCGTGGTGTGGTACCCCATCTGCCGGTCATACTGATCCCATTCGGTCCACTGTGTGAATGGATCGTATGGGTTGTCATCTGTTGTGAGCATGCGTTCTGCCATGTCACTCACTTCCCACTCAGCATGGACACTAGAGTGGACACCGAGATCCCAAGGTGATCGGCTACCTCAGCCTGCGTGTACCCACGTCGGATGAGGTCAGCACCACGAGCCCGCATGGCCGGGTCATGGACCACTGCCTCACGAGGCATGGCCAGTTCCTTGAGCTTGTCTGTATCGGTGTTGTCCAGGATGTCCTTCAGTTTGCTAGGACTGATGGCTCCTGCTTGGATTGCCTCCCACTCACGAGGAGAGATCTTGATCCTGTGCTTGTTCGCACCGGTCCTGATTCGAGCTTCCTCAAGAGCCTTCGAAGACGCCTTCTTCTTGTCTCCCTCATCCATGTTCGGATTGTCGTGGAGCTTCTGGCGGTAGATGGCATTCCCAATGATCTGGGCCTGCCTTTCGAGGGGGGCGTTCATGAGAGCCAGGTTCAACGCCGCATCGAGACGCTTGACTTCGTTGGCGTAGGTCTGGGCCGCAGAAGGGGAGCGTTCGATGGGCTTGATGTCAAGCGTGGCCTTTCGTGCTTCGTTGGCCATGCTCTTCAATGCGTTCGAGTGATCTGCATAGATCTTCTCGATGGGTGTCGGGTTCTTCGACATGAAGGTGCGAGCATCGTCAGTAGACGCAAGCTTTGCCACCTTCTCCATTACAGGAGCTTCACGTGTGACAGGTTCTCCATCACGCTTCACAACCTGAGTGTCAGGGCGAACCCTGTATGAAGCGACCCACTTTGTCTTTCCCGTTTCAGGGTCAACGATCTTGGTCTCAGATGTCTTCCTGCCCGTAGGCACATAGACAAGCTTGCCAGTAGCACGGTCGATAGGACCGCCATCCTTGGCAGATCGGAGCTTGCGCTCAGGGACTTCGATCTTGGCGTTGGACCCGGAGTTGGAGATGACAGTGGATGCACCACCACCCTTTCGTTGGTACTTCTTTGTGAGGGCCGAGATTCCGTTGTCGATGGCTGACTGCTTGTAGTCGAGCTTGTGTTTCTCAGCATCGATCACGACCATGGAATGTCTGACAGCACGCTCGATCTCAGGGAACGGCGCACCACCAATGGTCATGTCGGTGATGAGGTTCGACACCTTACCCATCTCAATACCCTTGGTACGGGCACTGATGACAGGAGCACCTTCAGGCAGCTTGTACACCTTAGGGTCGAAGTCCTTAAGACCCTCAAGAGGCGGGCTGTTCTTGATCCGGCCCTCATTGTTCGGGATCACCAACACAGTGTCGCCATCGAAGTCCGCACCGGACAGTCGCTCCGCGACCTTGGGGTGGATGCCGATAGCGTCACGAGCATTGGGCCCGATGACAGACTTACCCTCAGGCACCCTGTTGTTGACCACGAGTTCGGGGATCTCGAACGTTCCGCCATGAGGGAAACGAACGAGAACTACACGCTCACCGTTCTTGAAGGTGGGTGCGTAAACCTCATTCTCGCTGATCTTCGTCAGGGGAAGAATTACCTTGGTTGCCTGCCTCGGCATAGCAGCAGCCTTCAGATGCACAGCTGCGGCATCTGTCGATTCTGCATATTTTTCGAGGAGGTGTTCCCTGAGGGTAGGATTGGTGACCGACATAATGTCGTCGAGCTCGCGCTGCTTTCGTTCACGAACGAGACCGAGCTGCTTTGCGGCGAGAACCTGACTTTGCTTGGAAAGCATCTGAGACGAGAGGGTTCTGTTCCACTCATCCCATCGGCCTTCAGCATTGACGATGTTCATCACCGAAGTGACATGCTTGCGCCCGAAAGAGTCGGTGTCCTGGATCTGGTGGTCGATCGTAGCGCCAAACGGATCTTTTGGGTCCTTACCCATGGGCTTCATGGCGTCGAGCTTGTTACCAGTATTGGACTTGTTCGTGTTGAAGATCAGGTCCACGCCAGGCGGGAAGTCCTTAGGGTCCCCACGCATAGCCATACCCTTGAGGTAGTGACTACCGTCGACGGCGACGCGAACCTGAGCATAGGTCGCGTTACCAAGAGATGTGTCCTTCACACCAGGGCGAACCTGAATGACACCATCCCGAAGCGTTCCGCCTTCATCGGCGTACCGAACTTTGACCCGCTTGGAGTCAATCGAGATGGGCGGCTTGATGTCGTTGAACGAGAGGCCGCGGTCGGTCGAGTACGGGACGATCTGCTTGATCTCCGAACGGTTCTTCATGACGTCGCCGAAAGTGGTTCCGGGCGGACAGAGAACCTTGACCTTCGTGTCCTTACCAGTACCCAGCTGTCGCACGGGCACCTTATGGACGACGTATCCTTCGGTCTTCAGAACGGAGACGGCAGCATTCAGCTTCTCAGCGCTGATACCTCGGTGGAGCTCAACGCCCTTGCCGACGTCGATGTATGTGCTCTTGGCCACCTCATCGCGAAGCATCTGAGCGGTGGCTGTCAGGATGTCGTTGCGCTCCTTACGGCCAGGCTCAAGAAGGGCACGGACAGAAGACTCTCCGATACCCATCTCTCTGCCGATGGCCATATTCGACCATCCCTTTTTCTTCAGCCTCTCGGCCTGAGCGATCTTGGCTCGCGAGTTGGCATTGTTTGCCAGGGTGGTGGTCGCACGGAGTTCGGTAGTTGTCATACCGAAACCCTGAGCGATCTCCTTGTCCGTCAGCCCCTTCTTGCGGCAGTCAGCGACCATAGTGAGGAACGTCTGCGCTCGTGTGGTCTCGTCCTTGCCGGAACCCCACGGATAGCGCCCCGACTTCCGAAGGATGCCGTAGTGAGCGAGGTAGTCGTCTTCCTCGATGATCGTCATTCGCCACCCCCCAGGCGGTACTCGTCGATGATGCTCTGATGAGACATGATGGTGCTCATGATCTCAGCCAGAGTAACGAGTTCAATCTTGTAGCACTGAACGTCGTTGTTCTGGTAGAGACGGAGCTCGCCTTCGATCTCGTAGGGCATGTACTCATATTCGAGACAGAAGACAGCGGCGTAGATGTACAGCTGCTCGACAGAGCACGGAGACACACCGGTCTTCAGATCGAAGATGCGAAGGTAGCCGAGCACATCACCGACTGGCTGATCGTAGACCTCGAACCCAATGGCGTCCGCAGTGCCGTAGCAGTCCATCGAGAAGAACAGAGTCCTTTCGGGCTCCATCCTATGTTTGATGGCGTCATTCACGTACTGACTGAGTGTTGACCCGTCAGGCATGAGCTGAACACCTTCAGAGATCGCATGGGCGGCTAGCTTGTGGAGGCTAGTGCCTCGTGCAGCGGCCTTGGAGGTCTCCAGACGCTGGAGGAGCTTCTCCCGGTCGTAGCGGAGCCAGTGGTAATTCGAGGGGCTCAGAAAGGCGTGTGAGCCTTCGAGCTTGGCGTGATCGTTATACGCCTTGAAAAGCTTGACAGAGCGCACTGAGTACGTCCTTCTCGTTCTCGGGATAGATCACAGAGGCGAACGACATCTGCCCCAACAGTTCCAGGTAGTATTCCTGGTTCGGCTGATAAGGAGATGTCGCGCTTGCTTTGACTTCCAGCATCGCCCAGCGAGCCTTATGGAAGATCACGAGATCCGGAATCCCTTGGAGGTATCCGGAGTCGTTCTTCAGAACCACGCTTCCAGGAAAGAGCTTCTTCAGTTTCTTGATGAGCTTTCCTTGGTACTCACTCTCAAGCACGAGAACCTCTCCCGTCACGCAAAAACATAAGGCTCGCAGTAGGCGAGCGAAGGCTTATTCTATCCCTTCTACTTTATCACATGTATTTCCGGTGGATGGGTATCTAAAATCACTCCAGTACCCGGAACATCTGGAAGAGCGGAAAGACGTACGTTCGGTTGAGCACAGACATGACTATCTCCTGTTCCAGTACGCCGAGAAGCAGTGCTGCGTCCCACGAAGTCGCGTAGACCTCGTTGGTGTCGATGTTCTCTACCGGACAGGCGAAGCCCTGTGGTCCGATCTTGAACTGCTGATGGTACTTGCGCGCGAACCACATCGGTCGCCACGCGAGGTTGGTCACCCGATTGTTAGCCCGGTCCCCATCGAGGTTTATCAACGTGTCGAACTTGATGCTCTTCGCGGTACGGATGAAGGCGTCGGCCACGAGTACGCCGACAGACTTCTTGCGTTGCACCCCCCTGTGCATGAGTCCTACCATTTCGATGCCGTGAGAGTTGAAGCTAGTCCGCATGATCCTCAGAGTTTCGTCGTTCCGGACGTTGCCCGCATCACTCACTGAATAGCCTGAGAACCCTACGATCTCTCGCCACTCTTGCTGCATGAGGTCCCCACCTGTTCTACGTTCTTGAACTTGTCATGCACACGCCGCCTTGACAAATGACAAATCTGAAATCAAAACTTTTTTTTTCTTGCATGTGGGTATCTAAACTATCTATCCACGCGTAGTGGTTATAGAATAGATACCCATGTTGCAAGAAAAAAAAGTTTTTGGATTTTTTTTTGTCATTTGGCAAGATGACCCACCCGCAAGCCACCTGACCTGCGGGTTCATCCAAGATGATCATTGACAAATCCGTTGACAAATCTGAAACTCGTCAATGAGGGTGTCCGTTTTGTGCCAAATAAGGGTCGGCCAGTTACACCCTTGCGGCACGCAACCGACCCGCGAAACGGACCTCGTTGAAGCTTTTTTTAGCCTTCAACGAAGCCATCACTGCGGGATCGATTGCAGATTTGGCAAGAAGCACGTAGTAAAACAGGTCCGTGAACGGTGTGTTCAGACGGTCGATTCGACCATGTGCTTGGTGCCAGTTCTTGTACGAGTACGTCAGCGAGTAGAAGAGAGTTGCGTCGGTGGTGATGCAGTTCCACCCCTCGGCTCCCGCAACGTACTGAACAAGGTACACCCAACTGTCCGTGTCCGGAATCGGCTCGTGTTTCTTGCCGTTCCACTCCGCGACCGTATGCTCCCCAGCGAGGCCTCGTAGTATCTCCAACTCGTAGTCGAAGTTGTAGAACACGATCAGTTTCGGATGCTTCTTCAGCGCTTCCTTGACTGCATGGAAACGCGATGGATCGGAGTACACGACTCGACGGACCGTGTAGAAGAACTCGGCCACGTTCTCGATCGGCCGGTCCTCATAGACGTTCCAGCGGTCCTTGACGACCCTATCGAGACGCTTCTTGTCGTACGTGACCGGGATCTCTCGCAAGTGCCTCTTGGTGTGACGCTCGTACGGCATGTGCACCAAGATGGACCGGCGAAGCCTTTTGAGTTTCTCCTCGCCGAGGTAACGTTCGACTTTCGGGAATTTGGTGTACGTGGCATAAACCACGTGATCCCGCTTGAATTCGCTTCTGTTCTTGTAAAACCCATTTGCTATGAACACTGGAATGTAATCGAGCCACGTATCTCCGGGGGTGGCGCTCAGCATAATCCAGTGGTTTTTGTTTTGAGGCTTGGTGATATGGATGAATGCTTTCGCCCATGCCCCGCTGCCAACGAGCCGCTGTTCGTCGAAGATGAAGAACGCATTCCTCACGTTCTTGTACTTCGCGATATTGTTCCAGGAGTCCACCGTCAGAACACCGTGAATGGTGGCGTCCTTGGACTTGTAGACGTTGTAACGGATGAACTCCTTCTCCCAGTCAAGGGAGTCCCGTTTCATTGCCGTAGTGATGACGATGACGTCTCTAGGCGCTTCGTTCTCGATGTAGTAAACCGCTGCGGCGCGCGACTTACCAGAACCTACCCCACCCCAGAGGATCTTACCGTTGCTGAGCTCGTTGACGGCCGCCCTCTGGTGTGGGTACAGGTCGTCCATTGGTTACTCCATGGGTTCTGCCGTATCCATCTCGGATAGCGGCTTGACGGTCGGGTGGAGCCCTTCCACGACCAGTGACATGGTGTTGTCATCGAAGTTCGGCGTGACCCCCACACGGGTGATGACGGCGTCGGGATAGACCTCAGCGAACTTCGCTGCCACCATCGCCGACTGCTCCTTCACCACCCTCACGAAGGGGCTCTCCGCGTTCGTCAGAGGGTGCGGCTTCCAGACCTCGATCATGTCTGGCTTGGCGCTCTCCGGAAGCTCTGCGTGGAACCCCTTGGCGATGGTGCGGATCTTGCCGATGCGCACACCCTTGGACTTCTTGTCGAGCTGGACTACTTCGCGGTCCGGGTCCCAATCGAAACCAGGAACCTCGCACTTGACCCACTCGTCGTAGGTCGTGTCCATCGGGATGCGCTCTCGTATCAGCTGGTCGAATATCGGGCTGTCGCTCATGTCTGGATCTCTTTCTTTCCGCCGAGAAGTTGTACAGGACTAGCTTCGGTCTCCCCAAACCTCGGTTAGTCCGTTAAGAAGACGATCGTGTTCCTCGTAGTTCACGCAAATGATCTGCGTGCTTCCGTCCCTCTGCTGAAGAAGCTCGAACTCTGTGTCGTTTCCGCAGTAGGTGCATTTGAGTTTGAACACGCGACCTCCTTCAGTAGAAGAGCCGGATGATTTCATGCGCGGTGTTCTGGGCCAGGAAGTGCGGATCGTAGTTGGGGTCCTTACCCAACCGGATAGCCCGTGCGATCCACTGACGGATCATTTCGTTGCGTGCGTGGACGAACTGATTGTGGTTGTGCTCGTAGGCCATCTTGATGTCGGTCGGGATGTCTTCGGTTGAAGCGGCCAGCGCCGGACCCACAACCCGTTCGGTGAACGCGCGAGCGGTCTCGTAGAGAGGGGCCTTGTCCGCATAGATGACGTCGTACTTGTCGATAGCATCCGGCCCCCACAGCAGCAGAAGCTTGCCCACGTCGAGCTCCTCGCCCTCGACTACCGGAGAAGATTCGTGCTGCCCCTTGGGTACTACGAAGACGTGCTTGTCGTTGGTAGGTCTCACCGGCGCCATGTACTTCAGCAAGAACTCGCTGACAGACATGTACTCGGAGATCCCGTCATAGACCTCCAAGAACCCGAGTTCCGGCTGAGTGCCGTACTCCCTGATCTGAGAAGAGACCTCTTCGCTCGTCCCATGCATGAGCGGAGCCGAGTTTCGATCCCCCTTCTTCAAGAGGTAGAAGATCCTCTTCGGTGTTTGTTCCACGTTTGTCCTTCCCCTGCCCTCGCGCTCCCCGACCCCTACCGGCCAAAGTAGAGATCGAGGATCTCCTGCGCGACGCCTTCCGGATTCCCTGCTTTGAACGCCCGCCTGACGATGTCGTCGGCTGCTGCCTTGCCGTTCCACGAGATGAACTCGCTGGCGCTCATCTTACCGGCGTGGAACATCCGGCCCGTCGGGTGGACCATGTAGAACCGTTCCTCTGGCGGGAACTTCCTGAGCCAGCGAACGATCTCGACCGGGTCGTCACTGGTGAACTCCGGGCCTTCGCCGCGACCCAGTACTCCCCAGACCTCGTACTTCTTCTCTTGTGTCATTCTCTCCCCCTAGGAGATCAAGCTTTTGACGTAGGCCAGCTTCTCTTCGCGAGTCAGCTTGTCCCACAACCAGCTGAAGTGTTCCGGTGTGAAATGCTCCGGCGGCTTCCACCAATGGGTGTCGCCCACTTCGTCGATGCCCGTGAAACCCTTCCAGTCAGACGGAGTTTCGACGTCCTCCTCGAAGAGCCTCATGAATGCCTTCGTGACTTCTGCGCGGAGCATGTCGTCGATGATCTTCTGGATCGAGTCCAGTTCCCGATACGACTCGAAAGCCGCGCGAATATCGAAATTGACGTTGCTGTACTCAGGCATCAGATCCTCCCATCCCGACAACAGCAGTAGCCATCGTCGATCACGGTGCCGTATCCGCGCGGACTGTCTTCTTCCCACTCGACAAGACACGATCCACAGCACGGACCCCTGTGGTGTTCAGACGTCACGTGGTATAGGAACATGTTGTTCTTGGTGCTGAACCGAAGCACCGACCTGAACCGCTTGAACCACCGAAGTTGTGTAGCTGGTCCGAATTTCTCGACCACTTCGGGGATCAAACCATCGACAGGCGGGTGCTTCGGTTCATACGCCGGGTCTTCCAACGGGTACTGCATCAGATGAACCGCGTCGCCACGAGCATGTGGTAGTAGTTCTTCTCCGACTGCGTCAGCGACTCCCAGAACGCCTTGAGTTCCCGCGGGTGGACGTACCGGCTCTCGTAGCTGAAGTAGCCGAGAAGGCGTCTCAACGTCGGTCCGTCGGGCCCATTCATGAAGCTGAGCAGTTCGGGGAAGTCGTTCGAGAGCCCCTCGGTGTTCATCATCAGATCCTCTCAGGAAATCCCGCACAGGTCGGGCATATGAGCGACCAGCCTCCGTCGTCCACATGCCCGCACTCGTACTTCTTGACTACTACTTCCACCGTGATTTCGTTGTCCGGATGCTTCGGACGAGCGAGCTGAGCGTCCATGCTCAGGATGGATTCCACCTGCGCCAAGACGGCCCTGAGCTCGCTCTCACGGCAGACCAGGCAGATGTCTGTGATGACACCGCTAGCCGACCGCGAGAGTTCGCTCAGGGCCTTCGTCTCGAAACACAGGCGACATATGACCGCCCGTGGAGTCATTACTTCTCGGTCCCGCCCCTGGTGATCTTGTCGTCGCCGGGCCCACGGAAGATCTTCATGATCTCGTCCGTCGTCTGGGTGGCCGCTCGACCGAGCTTCATGGCCCTGTGGCGATCGGTGTAGTTCCCGACCATCGCCTCCACCGTTTTGGTGATCACCTGCGTCACCAAGTGGTAGACCGCTCGGTTCTGAGTCATCTCCATGTCGAGCTTCTTGAGGAACTCGATGTTCGGGTCCTCTTGCGGAGTGCTCATCCCTGACCACCGGCGTCCACGTAGCTTCCGTAGTCGTACTCGGTGTCGCCGTGCTCTTCACGCTCGTGCTCCTGGACTGCACGGGTCGCCAGAGTGCCGGCCATCGTCCCGATGATCTCCATCAGGGCGTCGGCCAGGCCCTTGGTCTGGTTGCTCTCCGCTACCTCGACCTTCACTGACAGCTCGTCGAGGACCTTCGAGAACTCCTCCAGAGCCAGAGTGCGAACCCGGTCCTCAGACAGAGGCTGCTTCATCACCCCGATCCGCCTGAGCTCCTCCTCGAACTCCCGGACGAAGTCTCCTTCCTCCAGGATCACCGACGTGTATCGGTCGAGGACGCTGAAGCCAGGAGCGTCGAGCTCGGCCATGTCCTTGAGCCAGGCGTACACCTCGACCCTGGTGCCTTCGAACTGGGTCCTCGGCGTTTGGAGTTCACCATCGACGTGACCGTAAACCAGGTACTGCGGATTCTTCTGCACTACTCCCCCTTCGGGCTGTACGGCTTCATGAACACGTGGTCGGGCAGAGGGACTGGTTGGTCGTTCGGGTTGTAGTCGAGCATGATTTCGAATCGCTCGCCATCGGTGAGGCTCCCCCAGAAGATGATGAACTCGGCGAGGCTGACGGGCTTCTCCGGAGTCCCAAACGACTGGATGAATCGCTTCTCGGATTCGCTGAGGATGTAGACACCCTCGAACAATTCCGCGATGGTCCGCTTCAACGTCATCATTCGGTGTTCTCCTCGACGAATGCCTTCAGCGACCGGACAGGGGCCACCAGTCCCGAACGAGCCACGATGAATCCCCCGTACTTGTTCACGCCGTCGTCGGCCAACTCAGCAGCCCACTCCAGGATCGAGCCGGGGACCCCCTCGAAGACCCGGTTGCCCTCTTCGTTGAACACCTCGTACATGGCGTTCTTGATGGTGAAGGAGACCTTGTCGGTCTTCTCGGAGAGCTTCGGCTCTTCCGGAATGGAATCCTTCTTTACCAACCAGGCCTGGTCGGTCTCGGCGTCGAACCTCCGCTTCGTGCCATCCTCGTAGGTGGCGACGAACTTCTTAGTGGAAGACGGCACGAGTGCGTCGAAGGGGGAAGTCGGAGTACGGTAGCTCTCGATCTTCGCCCACCGGTTGGCCGTGCGAGCCCTGTAGATCTCTCGTTCCGTCATCTTGTTGCGGATTTCCGCTCGACGCTCGGGGTCCGCGTTGAGGACCACCATGCCATCCCGGAGCATTGCCCCGCTCGGAAGATACTCCTCCGTCTCCGGGTCCATCTCGTAGTACCTCGGAACGAACTCGCCTTCCGTCGCCGGGACCTTGCCGCCGAACACGTCGTTGACGATCTTTGCGGCGTACTCTTCGGCGATGGTGACGATCTCGTCGTGGGTGGAGTCCTTGTCGATCGTCTTCTCGATCGCCTCCTTGACCCGACGGAACGTCATGGCTTCGAGCTGGCTCTTGCTTTCCATCTTGTTGTCCCCCTGGGCGAGTTCGATGATCTTGCCGGTGGTGTAGGTGATTTGCTCGTCCGGATCGAGCGCTTTGCCGTGACTGGAGATCATGGCGAGCTCGCGAAGGTGTAGGACGATCGCTGCGTAAGAAGCGTCGACGATGCCGCCGAAGAAGTCGTCGATTTCACCAGCCGTAAGCTGGATGAAATTCTCGACCTGATCGGTCTCGTCGTGCTGAGTCCCCTTGGCTCGGTTCCAAACGTCCCTGACGTACGATTCGACCTTCTGCATAGACGCGTACGGCATCCGGTCGATTCGGCAGATGGGCCCGCTCATCTCTCCTCCTCGAAGATACTTTTCGACGAATTCTGGAGATAGGACGTGGACGCGGTCTCTCCGAAATATATTCATGCCGTCACCATCTCGCAGAGTTCACGGGCGGTCTTGTCGACGAGCTCGATCATGCCCGCGCTGGATTCGCCGTGGTACGTCGCCGAGTCCTGAGCCCTGATGAGCATCATGAGCTTGTTGTGGATCTTGGCGAACTTGTCGGCCTCGCTCATGATCTGCTTGAAGGCCTGGAGAAACGTGCTGTTGTTGTAGACCCGGAAGTTGGGCTCCTCGGGAGCCTCGCCGTCGTTGTAGGTGATCAGGCACGTCACCCAGTCACCAGCAAAAGCAGTACGGCTTTCCTTCTTCGATCCGCAGTCGATCTTGACGTAGGAGGCTCCGCGGGTCTTCCAGACGACCTCGCCCCCGGTCCAGTCCGCTATCTCCAGGTAGTTCTCTCGGGTGACCTGGACGGCCTTGACCCGAAAACTCTTGCGTACCCACTCAGACGTGATGACGGCCATCAGTTCTCCCCCACACATTTTTGGTTGTGGATGTGTCTCTTGCTCTGACTTACTACTTCCTTGCAGGATGGGCAGATCTCGCTCTCAAGAGGCTCGCGCCTGCCCAAGTACACCACAGCTGGTTGATACTTGTCCGGACCCACGCGGACGTCGAACATCAAGGCCCATTCGTTTCCGTTCAGCCATCTACGGACTTCTCCCGGTAGCCCCTCGAAAATGGGGCCTGCGTTGCTGTCATCGACGACCGCGTGGTTCACGGCACCCCCTTAGTCGCGGGCCTTACGACACCCGCTGATGATTCTGTGTATCGACTCGTATGAAGTTGTAACGAACGCCGACAGAGCGGCTGCCATCACTCCAGTGGCAACCCAGAGCGCTATGCAGATGCTCCAGTAGACGGTCGCGAGGTCCATCGGGATTATCGTCCCCTTACTTCTTCTTGTGAGTTATGAGGGATGAGTCGCTTCTTCCCCCGTCTTACTGCTCCGTCGATGAGGGCTACCACACCGAGGAGAATCAGGCCGATCAGGAATACGACGACACCTGCGGCAATACCCAAAGCGGCGAGTGTCTCAGCGGGCTGAACCGGCGGCATATCAGGCAGCCGTCAGACGGTGTCGACCGCCAACGGAAGAAGGCTTCTGCGGACGGGCCACCACCTCCAACGGGACGACGTTGTCGGGGGCCTGCATGCGGCTTGCGAATCGCTTGGCTATCGCCGCGTACAGAACCGCTATGGCGTCCTCCTGAGAATCCCGCTCAGCCTGCTTCTCCCGCCAGATCTGATTGGATACGTCGATGCCGACGGCCAGGAAGATGATCCCCGCGGTGACCAGAAGAACGAATCCGAGCAAGTTCATTTTTCAGTCCTGCTTTCGTTGAGCTTCTCGATGAGACCAGCACTGAGCGTGCGATAAAGCACAGCCCAAAAAAGGGCGCCGACGAACCAGATGCCGACGCCCAAAACCACCCCCAGGACTAACATCAGCCCTCGTTCTGTTCCTCGATGGGGCCGTCGTCGTACGTCGTGACGGCGAGAGTCGCTGATATCCCCTTGAACGCCAGCGACTGCAACGCCGTACTGAGCATAGAGAGGATGATCGTGGCTTCTTCGTGATCCTCCGGAGCCGCCGTGAGGGACAAGTGCATCATCCTTCGATCGCCCTCTGATCGCCTTCCTGCTCCCAGCCGGTGTCGGAGACGACGCCCTCGTCGTCGAACTCAAGGTCCTGCGGGATCTGAAGCGCCTCCTGCTCGGACTCCTCGATGTAATGCCCGTACAGCTTCTCCAGCGGGCTCTCGTAGAGGAAGCCGAAGAACTCCTGGAGGTATGCCGTGCGACCCGAGTTGCCGCCCTTCTTCCAGTCGTAGGGGCTGATCGTGAGGTCGATCCGCTCGAAGTCCGCGTGGTCCGCCAGCTCGACCGTGTCGCCGTCCAGGGTGTTGCGGGTGCCCTTGTTCCTGGAGATGAGCGCCACCGTCGGCGGACGGCCCTTGAAGCTCACCACGACCTTCAGGTGGATGAACTCCTCGCCGCCCTTCTCCAGCGCGGGCTTCCGCTTGACGTTGTAGCCCTGGGCCTCCAGGACGTCCGCCGACGCCGGGTCCAGGAGTACGTGGAAGGACCGCTTGCCGCCGTCGGGGTTGAAGGTGTCCGGCCTTCCCTCGAAGTTCTTGTAGATGATCTGGACGTTCTTGAGGGTGATATCGCGACGGGCGAGTTGCGTTCGCCTTACTTCGAGAGTGTTGCTCTGAGCGGTTTCCACAGGTGATTCTCTCCTATGTATCTGCGTGGGAATACCGGCCTTCTCAGCCAGCCCAGCGCAATGGGTCGAGCCCTTGGACTCGTTAAGAATGAACGCATGACATCGGTCTGCGCCCGGTTTGACCATCTCCGCGTTCCTGGCGTAACCCGCACCTCTCTTGCGCGGGCCCTTCCAGTCGGCGGGATGGTCTTCGAAATCGACGGGTAGGCCTTCGCTCTTCCTGAGATTCGCCCACTCCCTCGCGTGTGCATCAGCACCGTTCGGACACTTACCTTGGACCACGACGAACTTGCCGCAGTCCGTCGCCAGGAAATGTTCTTCGAACTCCCAGTCGAGCTCTTCGAAGATGTACTTCTTGTCGGTCCACAGCTGACTGCCCGTAACGAGAACCCGGTAGTCCTTCATGTCACCTCAAGTTCCAGCCCCGGCAATGGTGGCAGGTTCTCGGGACACTGCTGGGTCTGCCAGTCCGGATCGCAATTCCGACAAGGGGCGGCGAAACAGAGAATGCAGTGGTAACCGTCGTGGTATTCCTGCATCCAATCAACGAGATCGCCGTTCTCATCGACCTCGAAGGCATGCCCGCCCTCTACGAAGAGCTTGAAGGGCCCCTTCATTCCATCTCCTTGAACATCGCCCGAATACCCTCTTGCGAAGCGAGCATCAAGTGAAGTGAAGGCGAATGAAATATGGACCCCGGCTTTGGGCGGAATCCAATCCGGTAAACGATACGTCGAATGAATCGCATCACTCCCCCTCGTGTACCGAGATGGTGCCGATCTTGAACCCCTTCTCGATGCAGCTGGGTACCTTGGAGCCGTCGACGTGGACAATGATGTGACCGCTGCCGGTCCTCTCGACGCCACCCGTCCCGATCGTGCTGTTGTCCTCGCGGTCCGTGAGCTCGACCTGGGACACTAACCCGGTCTTGCCGAGATTCACCATGTCAGATCTCCTCCGATAGCGCCTCGGCGATGATCCTCCGATGGCGGTCGTTGATCTTTCGGGCCTCGCTCCGGAGGATTTCGAATTCGCGCTCCTCCTCTTCCTTCGCGCGGCGTTGAGCTTCGAGACCTTCGGTCTTCACCTTCTCCAGAAAAGCCTCTCGCTTCGCCAAAGCAGCTGCTCTCTTTTGCTTCTTGGTCGCCACGTCACCCCTTCCTCTTGAAATCCGACGGAACCCACACGGGGATGTGGTTCGGACACCACGCCGGACCGTCCCACTTCTGGAGGTACCAGCCGTCGCGCCATGCCTGGTCCCTTCCATCCCGAGTGGGAAGGAACTTTTCCCCGCAACCGTTCTCGTTGCACTCCTTCATGTATGCCGAAGCCATGCACGCTCCGATCACCGCACCGTATTCGAGGCGGATCTCGTTGCAGCTCAGTCCTGGACGCTCTTCAGCTCCGTGGTTGTGAATGGTCATCGCTGATCAATCCCTTCTCCCGGCTCCGCCGCAGGCCGCGCAGCCGAACTCCGTAGTGCAGCAGCAGTACCCCGCCCGGCGAAGCTCATCCAGGAGTGCGTCGGTGTTCCCCATGTTCGCCTCCAAGAGAGGAGTCTTCCGTTCCGTCTCCTCGATGAAATCGAACACGATACCGAGAATGGCGTATGCGTCGTTACCGTTCAGCGGCTGAGAGCCCCTGTGGTGTATTCGCTCGCGCTCCATCACGAACCGTCCCAGAAGATGAACGGACCGATGTTGAAGAACCAGCTCTCGCGGTGCTTCTTGAAGAACCCGTAGTCCTTCCAGTCGTACCACCGGTACCACTTGGCTCCGCAGTACAGACCGACCTTGAACTTCATCCTCACTCCTTCACGATCATCTGAGATACCCTCTACGGTATGCATCTACGGCTTCTGTCTTTATTCCTCGCGGCAGATTTTCTCTGAATCTGACCCATTCGTGGTGAGCTCTTACGAAGCGACCTTTTTCATTGCCCAGGTCTTGGGCCTCGCGGACGAGCCTTCCGAATTCGAACGCCTTCTCTTCGATTTCTTCCAGCTCGTCCAAGCGAAGACCAGACTTCAGCTTCCGTCGCAGAGCTTCCTCGTATTCGCGCAGGACTTCAGGATGCTCCTCGTACCACCTTACGGCGAAAGCGTACGGGTCGAATCCCTCAGCCCTTTTCGACGAGGATGACAACTCGATCGCCGATGTGTTCCAGCTCGTACCACTGCCCTTCAGGGAGGGGAGGCAGAACCATGAACACCTTGTCTTCGACCCCCGCGAGTGCTTCCTTGGGAATCGGAGTACTGTTGTTCTCGAACGCGTTCCTATTGCTCACGCAGAATTCTCCAGTTCCTTCGCAGGAATCCCGGTCAGCTCTTCGAAGCTTCCGAAGCTCTCGATGGTCTTGACGGCCTTTTCGACCAGACCCTCGAAGTACTCCAGATTTACGACATCGGCGATCGAGCCGGTGCCCTCGACGGCGTCCTCGACCCGCTCGTAGAGCATCCGCTCCAACGCCTCGGGCTTGAGGGTCCTGAGCATCTCCGCCTCGACCCAGCGGTAACCCTTAGTTCCCTGGATCGCGAACTCCTTGTCGTCCTTGATCCGGATGAGCCTGCCGCCGAGCTCGTCAGCCACCGGGACGAACAGACCCGTACGACCGACGTGGTAGCGATTGCCGTTGTAGTCGAGTGCCAGCTGACCCTCGGACTTGTTCTCGATCTCCAGGGCGTCAGCCACGTTCTCCGGCGTCATCCCGTACAGCTCCAGATCGATGTCATCTAGGTACATGACACCTTCCTTGACCTGCTTCTTCTCACACAGATCCCGGAAGTCGATGCCCTCGCCGGAGAACAGACGCTTGAACACATACGGGTGCTGGAACTGAGCTCCCGTGGCGTGCCAAGCCCCATCCTCATCCTGAGCCACGTAAACGGCGTCATTGACAAGACAGAACTTCTTGTACTCGCCCTCGACTTCGAACTCGTAGCCGTACTTCTGACCGAACTCCACGACAGCCTCGATGATCTCCGACGTGGCGTTGGGGATCTTGATCGAGTCCGTCTTGATGTGGACGACCTGGAAGCCGAGGCTCTGCACATAGTGCTTGAGATCGATCATGAACAGAGCACCGCGCTTGGCGACGATGTTGTCGATGTTGCGCGGGTCCCGGAAGAGGTTCTCGAACTTCGCCGACGTGTAGCCGTAGACGGAGTTGATGACCAGCTTCAGGGCGTCTTCGAGATTCTTAAGAGCCTTGACGCGCTCCTCTCGATTCTCGATGAGTTCGATCTCCGCGATATGCGGCTTGAGCCTTCCCTGGAACATCTGCTTTGCTTCCAGCAGAAGATCGTCCGCCTTCGAGAGATATCCCTCGTCGCCAGTCTTGAGGAACTTGGCGAGTGCCGACCGAGCGCCCTTGATCGAGAGACGTGCCTCCTTGATGGCCGAGTAGACCACCGTGTATGGGCCGAAGGCCCGCAGCATCTCGATCGAGGTCGGATGCATCGACGCGACGTCCAGGCAGACCACGTTCTCGTAGATGCCAGGCTCCGCGTAGACATAACCTCCCTCACCGACGTACTCGTCCCGGTAGGTGCTCTTCTGCCCCTCCGGAGCGAACTTGTCGAACTTGTATCCGGGGAACTGCTCGGACAGATCGGTGTAGACGAAGTCCTTCTGAGGATTCCGCTCCTGTCCGAAAATGATCCGACCGGCGTGATTGCGGGTGGTGGTGTTCACTGACATGCCGCTGAGATCCGCCAGGATCTGACGGGCCACGAAGTCACCATGCAGGTGGTTGAACACCCGCTCCAGTTCGATGACGTCGTTTCCGCAGTACTGGACAACCCGCTTGATGTCCTTCTCCTGGACGGGCTGGTCCCAGGGAAGATCCATCTCCTGGTGCTTACCGCCGAGCTCGATCTCCCAGGCCTTCAGCCCCTGCTTCTTGACGCTGAAGTCGTAGACGTCTGCGTAAGACAGGTGGTAGGCCTCGGCGAACTTCGCGTTGCGGTCTTTCTTGACGATGATCCGCTGCGAGAGGTCGTAGAGCTGCTCGTTGGTGTAACCCATGTACCGCGCCCACAGGATGTGGTTGTCGTAGTCGCGGTTGTTGAAGCCGACCAACTTGAAGTTGGTGATGAGCTTCTCGATCTCCATGGGAGTCGGGTTGACCATCGAGACGACAGACTTCTCGTCTCCGTCATGCGGCTTGAAGCAGACGACGAAGAGGTTCGGGTAGACCTCGCAGTCGAAGAAGAAAATCCGCTCGTCGGACGGCTTCGGCTCCGGAAGGTTCGCCTCTTCGGACGTCTTCTCGGACTTGAACTTCATCCGCGTAATGGCCCTGAAGCAGGACGCAGAAGAGTTCTTGCTGCCGTTGGCGAACTCGATGACGAGCTTCTTCATGTCGGAGACGTCATAGATCATCCCCGAGTTGTAGGCCTGCCTGAGCGCATGCTCGATGAAATCGATCTCAGGCTTGGTGTGGCCGTGGTGCTCCTTTCGGAGACACTTGACGATGAAGGCCCTGAGGCCCTTCTCACTCCTAATAGCACTGCCCTGAAGCACGTCCTTCTTCTCCTTGATCGGTAGTCCACTAGAAATCGTGGCCACCGCCACGTCGTTGCACTTGGTCAGCTTTCGCCGAAGCGAAGCGTTGCCGTTGTACACCTTGACTTCGATACCGGGTTGGATGACGTTTGCAAGCTCGCTTACGTCTCCGTCCCAGATGTAGTGCATGTGTACACCCCCGCCGCTTTTGCTGAACTCGGCATACGTGGGGTAAAAGGAAGCCGCCGCCCGGAGATTCAACTCTGGCGACTTCTTTCCGTTCTCATCCGTCAAGTCGAAATCGACAACGATGTGGTTCTGGGGAACCTTCAGGAAATGCAGCTTGCTCGTATCAAGATCTCCGAGGACGGTGCTACAGACCTGATTGTCTTTCGGGATGAAGGGCTCCCCGGTTTCCGGATGAGTGCGCTCTGACTTGTCCCAGTACAGCTTGGGGTTGTTCCGAGCACCGGCATACTGGGCCGGGAGTCCCGCGTACATCTCATCCAGGAGCGATACCTCGTGCTCCAGAACCATCTTGAATTCCTTGGGATTGTCCGGCTCGACAGGCTCCTTGAACTTGTCGGCCTTGAACCCCGAGAAGTAACTCCGGTAAGTCACGCCGTTGACAGTGATCCGCTCCTCGAACGTCTCGAAGTAGACGCGCAGTTCCTCGCGGAACTTGTGCATCGCCATCTTGAATTCGAGCTCAGCTTCCTTGCAATACTGCTTCCACATGTCAAACGCCCGCTTGAGGGTGATTCCATCCTCGGCGGCGAACTCGTCGTGGTAGTACTCAACGAAGTTGTAGAAGACGTTCGTCTTCTGGATCATCTTCTCGGGAACATACTTCGAGTAATAGCTCTTACCGAGCTTCTTGTACACCTTGGAGCAGTGATGTGCGATAGCCCCAAGCTCGAAGTTGACACGCTCCGCGAGAATATGGTACGTGTCCCAGTCGTGCGTCGCACCCGTGGGGTGGACGTCGATGAGGCGACGGATGAGACCCGAATATCCGTCAGTGATCCGTACCGGCTTGTTCGTGCCCAGCCAGAGCTGAGCGTTGATCTTCGAGTCGTACGTCGCCTTGTACTTCTCGTTGATCCGCATCTCCTCGTGAGACACGATCGAGTTCAACTTGGTGTTGGTCTCGATCCGGGAGAGGTCCGCGTCGTGCTGGATCGCAAGAAGCGGGTTCTCCCGGAATGCCTCCATGGAGAATGCATTGTTTCCGCCGATGAGGTTCGCGGCCTCGAAGGTGGTTACGTAGCCGCCATCAGACACCTTACCGCCGAGGATCTTGACGGCAATATCGATGACCGTGGATTTGCCGGTTCCGGGGGCACCGAAGAACACCAGGAACTTCTGGATATCCTTCGCCTTACCCTCGATGATGGACCCGATGGCCCACTCGAACTTCAGCCGTTCCTCGGGATCGTAGAGGACGCTGATCAGCTGGTCGTAAGCACTGATATCTCCGGGGGAGAGATCATACGGAAGCCGACGGCTCGCGTAACTGTTCTTCTCAACCTTGGTGTTGGCGAACGTGAGAACCGTGTCCAGCGGGTGGGAGTTGTCGCTCACGTTCTTGAGGAACGTGTTGAACTGCTTCCACCCGCCATTCGCGAAGTATCTGAGGTACTTGGGCTTGACGACCATGCCCTCAGATTCCTTCTTCTCACAGAACTCACGAATCTCGGCGTCTACGAGTTCGGCGACTCGGTACTTGTCTCTCGACCAGAGTCCAGTCGACTCGTCCCAGACGGCATAGAAGTCGCCGCCTTGGACCATCAGGTCTTTCGACCTCCCCACCACGAAGTCCGGACGGACCTCGACGCCTTCCCTGGTCTCCTTTACTATGATCTGGAAGAAATCCAGCACCAACCCTCCCCTCTCACAGCGCCATTCTTTCGATGACGTATGCGCTCATCTGGTTCCAGAGCTCAACGCCCCGCTGATCTTCTTCCGGATTTTGCAGCGGGAAGAACCCGCCCGTACCGTCCGGTTCGTATTGACGGAATATCACCCTGTTCAGGGTCTCTTCGACGTCGCAGGATTCGAAGCCCGCTCCGTCTGTACAGTCCCGGAGGCCGATGTTGGTCATCAAGACCTCCCAGAACCAGTACGCGAGGTTGCTGTCGGGATCGACCTCGAACTGAAGCCGAGCCGACATCGCAACCATCAATTCCAAAACGGAGCAGCCGATCTCCACCCACTCACGATCGACATCCTTGGAGCTGATGTTTTCGTGACGCAGGAATTGGAGCCTCAGCTGCTTGCCGTCTTCCAGGCGGTTGTCGTCCTTCGATACGAACCAGACGAACGGTCTCCTGTACAGCTGCCGGAGTACGTTCCAGTAGGTGAGATTCCGATCCTTTATGGTTGGATCGGCCACCATTCCGTAGAGCCATACAAAATATCGCTCGTCCAGTGGTTCCATGGGTCTACTCCTCCTCGCCGCGACCCAGGACGACCTTACTGAAGGACTCCAGGCTCCGGATCACCTCGAACTCGATCTTGCTCTGGGTGTTGCGGACGTAGACCACATCCTCGTCTTCGGCCTCGTTCCCGAACCAACTCGGGCGGATGCTTCCGATCGCAGCCCTGACGTCAAGCTGCTTGTCGCTCGGGTCGACCAGGATATCGTCGAGCTGGTAGTACGTGACCGAGACCTGGTGGTAATTGTCGTTGAGCGGACCCTCGAAGAACTCCTTGCGGCGAATGAGGACGATGTGGCTCTCGGAGTCTTCCGGGTCCACGTTCTCAGGCGCCTGGGGCATCTCGCTGAAGCCCTTGTAGTTCGTGACCAGGCCCGCGATGACTTCGTTCTCCTCGACGAGCTTAGCCATCTTGTCGGTGTCGGCTTCGTACACAGCGGTGACCGCGTCGTACGCCTCGGCTGTAGCCTCTACCTGGAACTTCGCGATCTCTCGCTCAGCCCGCTCTTCGGCATAGACCTTGGCCTGTTCGATCCGCTCGTTGGCGTATGCGTAAGCGGCCTTCTCGTAGTGCGTCTTGGCGACGAAGAAGCCCACGACGGCGCCACCCGCCGCAGCAAGCAGAGGCTTCCACATGGCTAGTCCTTCTTGTTCTTCGGGAGCAGCTTGAAGATCGGGCCGTGGACATTGAAGTCCAGCAGGATCGAGTCGACGTCTCCGTTGACGAACACGTCCTCGCGGAACTCGCCCTTTTCGTTGAAGCAGTCGAAGTCGATCTCCTGGTCGCCATGACCCAAGATCCAACCGACGACAGCACCCTCCTCGGTGTGGTCGAAACCGAGAGCCTCGTACGCCTCGTTCAGGAACACGTGACCGCGGGTGAGGAGCAGGTCGTTCAGGTAGTTCTGACGACCGCGCAGGATGAGCTCGTTCTGGACCATCACCGGCTGCCACAGATCGCTGGTGCCGCGCGAGTAGATCTTGGCGTACATGGAGTCGCCATTGGCGAGCATGGCGTTCTGGTCCACGCCACGGATCGTCTTCTCGACGACACCCTCGTCCGTCTCCACGCCGATCGTGCGCTCGACGACGCCGAACCGGAACTCGCGGTCCTTCTCCTTGCCGAGCTCATCGACGACGCGGCCCCGGTACTCCTGGAAGGCCTTGGTGACGCCCGCCAGTGCGACGGACAGACCGGCGTTGCGCTTGGTCAGGATGCGGTGGGAGCCGATGAAGCAGGCGAGAGATGCGACACCGACGATGGCGGTCGGAGCATAGTTCTTGGCGATCTTGCCCGCGGTCTTGACTCGGACAGTGAATCGGTCCTTCTTCTTGTCGTCTTCGGTGTAGCTGAGACCGACGGCCTCGGCCTTCTCACCGGCCTCATCGACCTGCTTGTCGAGTGCCTCAGCCTCATCGAGGATCTCGCTCATCTTGAGCGTTGCCTTGCTCGCCAGAACCACGGTGGCGGCGAAGCCGACGGCTCCGGTGGCCATGAGGATGACGGGGGAATGCGACTTGACGGTCAGAACCCTACGGCTGACCTTCAGACCGGCCTTGTTGGCCAAGTTCTTGAATCCCATTGGGAATGTCCTTACTTCTTGTCCTGGAAGACGTTGTTGCTGTTGATGTTGAAACGAAGTTCGATCTTGGGCCCCGGCGGCGGTGCGTCGGCTTCCTCACCGAAGTCGATTTGCCTAATCCCGTCGGATACCCATCCCGCCAGAGCGCCCTCTTCTGTCTGCGGGAGGTCCAGCATGGCGAAGACCTCGTTCAGGGTGATGTAACCCCGGTCGAAGAGGATCATATTGGCGAGGTGTTGCTGAGCCTGGAGGAAGAGACGGTTTCCTCCGTAACCCTTGATCCAGCGAGGATTGTTGCTGTCGTACGTCGCCGTTACTGCACCAGCGGGAATGTACTTCTCGCTCATGTCGCAGTCCTTAGTGGGGAGGAGGCCTGTCGGCGTCGAAGTCCTGCATGTACTGGCAGGCGAGCTCGTAGAGCTTCACCCTGACGGCCTGGCGGGCTTTGCTGGTCAGCGGACGGGCCACTCGCGCAATGACGGGTCGCACGAGTAGACCCACGCCGACTCCGAGAAGAAGCTGCTTCTTTTTTCTCACCCGAGCACCTTCTTCTGGATGAACTCGCCGATCTTGTGGCCTGCTCGGCGGGCGCCGTTGGTGATCGCCTCGTCGAACTTCGACCCTTCCTTGGCTGGGCGGCCAAAGAAATATCCGATCGCGATGCCGACAACGAACTTGGTCACTTGCGGTCCCTCTCTTTCTTCTTCTGAATGGATATAGGAAGCGGGACACGGTCCACGTTGAAACGGAGCTTGATGACGTCGACTTTCCCGTTCATCCAGTCCAATCCCGCGGCGAAACCGTCGTCCCAAATGCCGAAGGAGATATAGCCATCTCCGTACTCCGGGTCGGGCTCATAGACCCATCCCTCGTACTCTCCTTCGGAGTCTTCCGGGATCGCAAATCCCAGCCGACCTAGGGCCTCGTCGAGCAAGACGTAACCGCGTTCGCGGAGCAGGTCATTGAGTTCGCCCAAGACCAGCCCCACGAATATCGCGTTCTTCTTGCGGTCGTAGTTGTCCCAGCCGGGATGGAACTTGTCCATCAACCGCCAGGGTCTGTATCGCCGCGGGTACCTCTTCAAATTTTTCCCTGTCTCCTCAGTCTGAGGAACACGGCTACTATCTGGCTATCGGGCATGTTCTTGACCTTTTGCGGCCAGGTCTTCGAGTGGGGGTATGCCTGTTTTACCAGCTCCCTCTTTCTGAATATGTCGTCCATGGCAGTGGGGTGCCTAGCGGTTCAGGTCGACGGGCATGGGGAGGTTCAGAGTCCACATACCCGTGCGGTTGTTACGCGTCGGACCAGCTCCCGTGAGATCCTTCCAACCCCAGTTCTGGTCGGTGAAGTTCCCTCGGATATCGGCCCAGCCGTAGAACTCGGCGACCGAGACGGAGCCGTACTCCTGGAGCCGGTCGTACATCAGGTTGAGGATTATGCTCGCGTCCCCACGGTTCTGGAACTCGATCTCCTCGAAGTCGTGTACGGCCTGCCCTCGGCGGCTCATCACCATCGGACCCTGGGTCGGAGCAGGGCCGGGTCGCACGGTGGCCGCATTCGGGGCGGAGAACTTGTTGTAGGCAACGTGGGCCACATTGGTGACCATGGTTCGTGCGGCGGCATTCGGGATGCTCCGTCCGCCTGCGCCGTTCCCGAAAGCCTTATCGAGAGCACGTTCGCCCGCACTCAGAAGGAGGCCCTTGATGCCAGGAATGATCGCCTGGTCGATGGCGTCGTCCACGACTTCCCTGAGGCTGACCCCGGTGAAAATGGTGGCGAGCCGCTTTCCGATGGACCGCCGCTTGATGACCGCCTCACCCTCGATGGCCTTCTCGACCTTGGGTCGCTCCTCCGTCGAAGACGGCTTTGGCGGGTCGACCGGAACCGACGGCTTCGGACGGGAGAACTTGCTGTTGCTGGGGTACTCTTCCTCGTTCATAACACCTCGATCAGAAAATTAAACCCAAACCCCATGTAGGGGTTGGGTGGAGACAGGTTAGGGGTCAGTCGTTCTTTTCCTGATCGGAATCTTCGTCAGGGAAGTATTCATCGGCCTTCTTGTCGATGAGCTTCTCAACCTTCGCGAGGGCGAGGGCGAAAGCTCCAGCGACAAAGAATTTGATGATATCCTTCTTGCGAGTGTTGTTCACAGGAGTAGGGTCCAATCCAGTAGGGGTCTCATCTAAACACGTGTTTTTGACGCGACCCCTACTGACTCCGTTCAGGAACCGGGTTTGATTAGAACGGAAGCCTCGACGAATCGAGAAAGCTGGTTCCAGTTGGACTGACCCCTCTTGACCCCGCCGCCATCGGTAAGAGCTGTGCAGAGAACCCACCAGTTACCGTCAAGCTTACGCTCGACCATACTCACTCTGATGTAGCATCTGCTTTCCAATTTCAGGGGCTCCCAGCACCACTCCGAACCGACTTTGATCGATCCGAGTTCGTCGGGCAGGGTCATTAGTTCAGACCCCCATATCGATTTCATCCGTACAACTCCTGGAACTCGGAAACCGAGAGGATCTGGAAGTCCTTACCTACGCCGACTTGCTTGGCCAGCACTCGGTCCGGGTTCTCCTCCAACCACCTGTAGGCGATGTGGGAATTCGCCTGGAAGAGCGTGCGGAATCGGTCGTCCAAGATCCATACGAAGGCGGTTGGACGAAACTCGGAGCGCGGGACGAAGACCTTACGAACGAAGACGCCATCCCCGTCGAACACGAGAATATGCTCGCCGTGGTCGTCGGTGTGCGACTGGTACGTACGGTCTTCCATGTCAGTACCGCCCGTAAGTGGCATACGGCGAGCCGGGGGTGTACTCGTAGACTGGCGCCTCGACGACCTTGCGCCCACGGTAGGAACCGGAGTTGGCGTTGACCATCCAACCGTGTCCGCTGGTGATCCGCGTCAGGATGCCCACGTGGAATACATAACCCCGAGCGTCATGTATGAACACGAGGTCACCCGGCTTGCGGTCGTGCGGGGCGATCTTCTTCGCGCTGTTGTACTGGCCCTGAGCGGTGCGGGGCAGGGTCTTACCGTGTTGCTTGTAGGACCAGTAAGTCAGGCCCGAGCAGTCGTAACCCTTGGAATAACCACCCTCGGCGCCCCAGACATAGCGGGCACCCTTCTGAGTGTTGGCGCTTCCCATGGCGGCGATGCGCAGAGATGGGGTCGCCTCCGCCTGAGGTACGGCTACTGCGAGCGTGCCGAACATCAGTGCGAAGACGACGGCTATCTTGCCTTTGCTGTTCACGGTTCTCCAATTACTCGAAGGGGATATGACTGGGGCGCAGTTTCCTTGTCCTCGCTACGGAAGGAGCGGCCTGCGAGCTGCGGTTGTCGTTTAAGATCTAGCATCCGGACGGCCCTGGAGACCCCTACGAAGGGATTGTTCCCTATAGGCAGAACCCAATGCTGATCCCCCAATCATTCACTTGATGAGGAGTTTCACTCCCCAGGTAAGAAGATATCCGACGAGAATGAGGGCGGGTCCGATGATCATCAGAACGCCGAACTTCTTCATCTCGTCGAACATCTTCTCCGGGTCGATCATGCCGCGGTCTTGCGCCGAGCCGCCAGCGTCAGGAAACGCGGGTCCCAACGCATGGGGTTCTGGCCACCGGCCACTGAGAAGAACTCCTCATCGCTCATGGCGAGAAGCTCCTCGTCGGTGTGCTGGGACTTCTCGGCGTCCTTCTTGGCGACCGCCTCAACCATGTCCTTCGGGAGGATGCCGTTGATGAGCTTGGCCGCGTACTCGGCTTCGCGCAGCATCTTCATGAACATGGCCTCGTAGGCCCCGCCGCCTGTGAACTCCATGACGGTCTCGGGGGTCTTCTTGAGGTAGTTGTCCACCCGGACTGCGACGGACTTCTGGAGGATCATCTGGAAGTTGTCCAGAATCTTGTTGTTGTCGTCCTCCTTGATGATCCGGTCGAGGTACTCCTCCAGAGTGCCCTTACCAGGACCCTCATGACGGAGCTTCATCTCGGCGAGCTCGGCCTTGTCGAGGGAGAACCACCACTCCTTGGTGACCGTCTTCCCGTCGATGTCCTGGTACGTGATGGTCTCGGATATCGCCACTTCTTACTTCTTTCTCGCGCGCTTCAGGTTGGTGTGTGACTCAGAGAGAGTCGTCGGTCTCGTCCGGGCCGGTGACGTCGTCGACACCCTCGACAGAGGTGTCCTCCGGGTCCACGACCTCGACCTTGACGGCCTTGCGGTTGTTCTTGATGGTCAGGCCGATGACGACCGCAGCGCCCGCGAGGAAGAACATGGCCTTCTTGTTGGACTTGAGCTTCTCGGCGGCGGCCTTGGCGCGCTTCACCAGGGTGGTCTTCTCCTCGGACTGGGCGTCCTTGGGGTCCTCGACCTTGATGCCGTCGGCGAAGCCGGGCTTGACCTCGGTGGTCTGCGCGGGGATGACGGCTTCCTCGCCGGACTTCGCTTCGACGGTCTCCTTGACGGTCTTCGGGGTGGCGGCGGTGTTCTTGGGGTTCGACATGATGTGTTCTGCCTCTCGTGAAATATCGGTATCGAGCTTTTGAAGAAGGGCGTCCATTTTCGGGCAGGACGCCCTTGTGATGTTGCATGAGACTCGCCATAGGCAATCGGGCTTGCCCGACGAGTCAGTACAGGCGTCCTGCATGAACTCAGCTCCCGAATGCGTCCTCAAGATCAAGCGTCCCGTAGTGGAACGCAGCTCTTCAATACGCGCTGTAGGTCGAGCCGATGGGACCGCAGAGCGGCTTCGGCGTTGAGAGGAAGGTGACGATCAAGCACGGCACACCTTCCTTGGTGAGGTCCGACGTGTAGTGAACGTCGAGCTTCTGATCCGTGGTCCACCCGATGTCGTCGGACACCTGGGTGGACTCCAGACCGATAAGCCCCCAGTAGTCGGACAGGGTCGCGGAATCCTGACTGTGGATCTGGTCCCGGATATCGTTGACCGCCGAGCGAACGCGCTCGATGTCGCTCTGGAAGTACCGCCCCGAATATGCGTCGAAGCAGAGGTGGTCTCCGTGTCCGGTGATGATGATCGGTGACTTGGAGTACTGGTGGTCGCTGATCTGCTGCTTGGCGACCTCGTCCTTGATCTCCGCTTCCTTCTTCGGGCCGACCTTCTCCAGCACCTTTTCCTTGTACTGGGAAAACCCCTTCTCGGCCATGGAATATGCCGAGGCGAAGGCAGCGACGCGCTTCGTGCTGATGTGGTTTGCGCCGATGATGGCAGAGACGGTCAGGGCGGCGATACCGGCGGCGGGGATGAACTCACGCCAGACCAGATCGGCCTTGTCCCAGTTGTCCATCTCCGGGTCGCCGTCCTTGCGGCGCTGCTTGGCTTCCTTGGCGAGGATCTCCGCCGCCTTGAACGAAGCCTTGCCCGTCAGATATGCGACCGTAAGCGTACCGGTCACACCGAGCGCAGTCAGAAGCGCGGGGGAGTTGTCAGCGATGGCCTTCTTCGCCTGCTTGGCCAGTATTCCCAGCTTGAACTTCATGGTGTACCTACTTCTTGCGGGTCGAGATCTTGGCGGGCGCCTTGACCCCGGTCCTCGCCTTGGCCTTGGTGGTCGGCTTCTTGTTGGTCTGGGGAGTCTTGTACGAGGGCCGGTGAGTCGTGGGGGTGGCGGTCGGAATATGCGTCGACTTCGCCTTGGTCATGTGGATGGTGGCCGAGGTCCCCAGCGCCGAGAACTTGAACGAGAGAACGCCGTGGTCGTATGTGAACGTCTTCGTCTTGGACTCGTCGGCGGTGATCATCGACTTCGCGGCGTCGGGGTCGCCGATCGAGACGACCTTGAACTTGTTGGACTTCCGCGGGTGGGTGTCGAACGTACCCATCCAGTACACGGAACTGGAGCCACGCCCTCTCAGGTTCACCTGGACGGACTCACCGGATATGGACGCCGTCATCCATCCGCCCGAGTTGGGGTTGATCTGCCGCCACTCGCCAATGAGTGAGACGGTCCTGGGCTTGCTGTCGACCGCGAGAGAAGTCCCGCATCCGCTGATGGAGGCCAAGGCGACCGCCACAAGGGCGAAGCACAGGGCGATGACGGGTCCGGCGAGACTGGGGCGCGTGCTGTTGCTCATTGTGCTTCTCCTTGTTGGTTAAAAGGTAAACCCATACCCCGTGTGGTGTTCACGGAATATGGGTCTCATCTAAGTGCGTGTTTTTGGTGCGATCTACCGCTTGTGATTGACGTAGTGCTCGATCAGTAAGGCCACCATTCCTCCGACGAGGCCGGAGAGCATGTGTCCGAAGAAGTTCATGATGGCTCCTCAGTCATCGAAGTGGGTCTTGGACCCGGCAGTCGAGGTGGTCGTGCCAAACTTGATCAGCGTGTCCGGGTCGTCGATGACCAAGCCGCTGCCGTCCTTGAAGACGTTCATCTGACGCTCGGGGTCGTAGACCATCAGCTCAGATATGTCGGGTTCCGGTTCGACCGGTCTGGCGAACTGGAGGGCGAGGCTCATCTTTTTCTCTTCTCATTTTGAGCTGGGCGAGAACCTCGTCTCTGCCCTTTGGACCGTGGGTGTACGGTCCCCCGTCGCAGGTACACCCGTTGTCTGGACGGGGAACCATGGCGTCAGAGGACGGAGCCGGGACGGCGGATTCCCGCGTTACTACGAGCGAACGCCAGTATCGCGTTGTCGTCGCCCTGCATGGCGAGCTTGCCGGACTTGTCGACCAGCGTGGTGGTCCAGCCGTCGATCGGGTCTCCCGACACGTTGCGGTTGCGCTTGCCGCTGGCGATGACGCAAGCCGTCGCGCCGGAGCCGAGGGTAGGCATCAGCTCGTCGAAAAGCACGGGCTCCCCGGAGCCGCTGGCGTCGTAGACGTTGAGCGAGACGTTCTGGGCCTGGTCGAAGTTGGTACCCATCTTGTAGGCGAAGACCGCGACGGCCCACTCGGTCGCCCAGGCGGGCAGGCGGAGCAGGTCCAACGTGATCGTCTCGTCGTCGCCGTCGCCCTCGCCGGTCTGGTTGTCACCGGAGTGCACTGCCGCGCCGTTGACGGGGTCCATGTTGTGGCCGATGACGATGCGCTTCGGCTCGCCGTCGCGGTACAGGATCAGCGCGAGGTCCAGGTCGATGTCCTTCTCGCCACCACCAACGTTGATCTTCCCGCCGGTCTTCACGGCCAGCTTGCGGGCCCAGCCGGACTGCTTCTTGGTCTTGCGGTCCCAGCCCGCGCCGAACATCAGTCGGTTCACGCCGTCGAGCGGAGAGTCGACACCCTTGCGGAAGGTGATACCCATTTTGAATTCCTTGTCTGTGAAGTGTTGCAGCGAAAGGGGCCCACATCCATCGTGAATATGGGCCCCGCTGGGCGATGATTACGCTTCGTTCTGGTCGCGCTCTTCCTGGCGTTCCTGGCGAGCCGCCTTCAAACGCTGGTTCTCGATGATGATCTGACCGACCACTCCGACCACCTTGATGGCCACGGCGACGATACCGATCTTGAGGATCGCGCTGTTGCGGAACTTGCGGAAGCCCACCAGACCCTCGTTGACGTCCTCGGCGAGGGCTCGGAGATCTTCCGCCAACGTGGGCTCTTCGTTCTCTTCCGGACAACCATCCACCGGAGTCCCCTCCTGGGTGATGATCTTCGCACTCACTTCTCGTCCCCCCGCTTGTTCATGCGCTTGGCGTACGCGCGCTTGCTCGGAATGCTGGCGACAGCATCGATGAGCTTGCCCGTGGCGGTGAGGGCAGCTGTACCCACCGCGATCACGAGCATGGGGTTCTCGTCCCATTGCTCCTTGATCTTGTCCCAGAATTCCGGCTTCTTGAAGCGGATGGTGATGATCTTTTCGTCGCCCTCGGCCACGATCAGTTCTCCCAGCGAGTGTCTTCGCCGTTGGCGATCCGGATGATGAATTTGATCAGCCCGACGAGGGCCGCGAGGGTCCCCAGCGTGACCAGAACCGTGCGCTTCTTGTTGCTCTTCTCGATTTCCTTGGACATGGAAAACTCCATCTCTCGATCCGAAAAGCGAAACCCTAACCCCATGTAGGGGTCAGGGCCTGATACCGGTTTGGTGGAATATCAGTCTTCGGTGGTCTCCTCGGTCTCCTCGACCTCAGCGGTCTCCTCGGTCTCGGCGTCGTGAAGGTTCTTGGCGTTCATCACGGCAACGGTGGTCAGGGCTCCGGCGACGAACGCAAGGGTGTACGCGGTTGCGAACTTGATGCGTCGGACGGCGGCTTCCTTCTTCTCGTTGTCGATGTTGGACGGCTTGAGGCTGTTCAGTTTGACGGAGAGCTTGGAGGGCTTGGTGGTCTCGGGGGTAGAGGCGGTCTTCTCGGACATGGTGGGTTCCAATCCATAGTAGGGGTCTCATACTAAGACATGTTTTTCGTGCGACCCCTGTGGCTGGATTAGACCGCCGGTATGACCACCGCCAGCATGATCAAGATCAGCCCGATGATGAACGAGCCCGTGAGGATCAAATACGATCCAACGATGAGGAAGATGAAGAACAGAAGGGTCTTGACGTCGCTGCGCATGATTCCTCCAAAAGTTTTCTGGAAAATTCCCCGCGGGAAATTTCAGGGTTTGTTTTTCTTGAACGACCAGAACAAGATGATTATGGATTCGGGCCGAAGATTATGTCTAGATGCCAACTCGGTTGTGAGATGCATCAAGGCACAATATTCAGTCGACGACCACTTCATCACATTGTTCCGCTGAAATTGGTGCGTCACTCCGTCCTGCGTAGAAGCCTCGATAGTAAGAACGAAGTGGTATTCCTTGGGTCGGCCGAACATCACACCTCCAGCCAAAAGAAAAACCCTAACCCCATGTAGGGGTAGGGTCTGAGATGTTGCGGTGGATGTCAGTTCTCGGAGGAGTCTTCCGTTCCCGCTTCCAGCTTCCTGACGATGGCCTTCGCTGCGATGGCAACAGCGACAGTCACGCCTACCTTGATCGCAACGGCGGTTGCGACCGAGCGGAAGAGCTGCTTCTGTGCGTGAGCACGGCGAGCGTCATCGTCGAGGATGGTGTTTTCGGGGGTGGAGTTCTTCTTGAGCATGGTGATGTCCAATCGATAGAGGTCTCATATTAACGCGTGTTTTTCGTGCGACCTTCTCAGTCAGCCAGCTTCAACACGCACCCCAGAAGGAGGAGCATCGCCCCGGTGAAGAACCAGCCGTTCACAAGCAGAACGATTCCGACGACGATGAAACACATCGCCACGAACCAAGTCTTGCTTCTTTCCATTACGAACCCTCTCGTGTTGCGAAAGCTATTATGAAGAAGGAAAGTGCCCAGGCGAATTCACCGACTACCAAAGAGAGAAACCCCAGGATCACGAGATAGTACGGTAGCGCTTTCACAGAATCACTTCCCATTTTGAACGCTAAACCCTAACCCCTTGCGGGGTCGGGGGTTGAGGTGGTTACTCGTTGTCGGCGCTCTTGGTCTTCTTGACGGCGATCTGCCTCAGCGTGTCAGTGGCCGTGGAGATGACGATCACTCCGATGATGGCACCGGCAGCGTACTTGACGAAGTCCTTCGCCAACTCGTTCACGAGTCGTGCGGAGGATTCGCCAACGGCTTCTGCCATGGTGTCATTCTCGGAGACAGTCTTCTTCTTGGGGTTCTTGACGAGCCGGGTCTGAATCGCGAATCGGTTCAACATGGCGGGTCCAATCTAGTAGGGGTCTCATATTAACCCGTGTAATCCATGCGAAGACAAAGCATGAATCCCTTGTGGGGGATTCAGAGGCTGTTGAGGTCAGCTTTCTTCGGGTTCCTTCTGAGCATTCCGGATGGCCTTGGTGGCCAGAACGGCGGCAGTGGTCAGCAGACCGAGCCTCACAACCTTTCGCACCAGCATCCTTCGTTCGAAGCGGGCGTCCTCCTCAGCGCGGGCTTTCGCCTGCTGCTTCCGGATTGCGTCCATCTTTTCGTTGAAGTCTTTGGTGTTCTGGGTGAACTCAGTAGCTGCCATGAGCCGGTCGAACGGGTCGCGGGGGTCGTAGTCCTTCATGGCTGAGGGTCCTTTCGTAGTGGTCTCATTTAAACCCATGTATTCTACGCGAAAGGCAAAACCTAAAGCCCGTGTAGGGCCCTAGGTCTTCTGACTGCTGTCAGTCCTTCTTGTAGGCGTCTGCGTGATACTGGGCGGCGATGTCGTTGAACTTGAAGTCGTATCGCATACGTTCGAGCGCTTCCGCATTCAACTCGTTGTAGTCACCGCGCGCGAGCCTGATGGCGACGTAGTGGAACTTGTTCTCGGCCTTGTCGGTCTCGGCAAGCTTCGTCACTTCGCGCTTCAGGACGCGGTAGGCGTACATAAGGTTGATGGTTGAGAAAGCGTAGAACGTCAGTGAACGAACAAGCGCTTTGAGCATTGCGGTCAGTTCCTTTCGTAGAGGTCTCACTAAACCAGCTGTTTTTCGTGCGACCTTCGAAAGAGTTAAACCCTAACCCCATGTAGGGGCTTGGGCTAGAGGTCTGGTCAGTTTTCTACCTTGGTCAGCTTCGCACGAACCACGAAGAAGCGTCCGCGCTCGACGTTGAAGTGGTAGGTGCCGTCTGTGACACTCTCGTTGATCCCGCCCATCCTCACCAGCAGATTGTAGAGCTTCTGGTGATAGATGGAACCAGGGGTTCCGAGAGCGTCCCAACGGTCACCCTTCACGACGATGGTGAGCGGGTCGTTCTTGGGCACGATAACGAACATGATGGTGTTCCTTTCGCAGGGGTCTCATTTAAAGGCGTGTAATCCCTGCGACCACCAAAAGGCAAAAAACGAAAAGCCATGTAAGAGGTGTTAGCTCTCACATGGCTTCCCATTTTGACTTACGTCGGAGGGTGGATGTCTACCTGAAAGTCTTCAGGACCATCGTCTTGGCGGAGGTGGAGATCACGTGGATCTTCTCGTAGTTGATGACGGCGACGATCCCGGCGAGGTGTACGGCGGCGGCAACGATCTGATCGCGGCTGATGCGCTTGTGGGAAACTTCGGCTTCCTTCAGCGCATGCAGCTGCTTGTACTGGTCGTTGAGCTTGGCGTAGTCCTCGCTGGTCTTGTCATCCATCTTCGACATCGAGTCGAGTACGGCGGCGAGCTCCTCCTCCAGCTTGGAGGGGTCGGTCTTGAAGATCTTTTCGAAGCGGTACATCTGGTGTTCCTTTCGTAGGGTCTCATCTAAGCAGATGTTTTTCTTGCGACCCAACGAATCACAGGTATTGTACCGATACGACGTTGATGATCAGATGCAAAGTGTTGTCTGCGATGATCATCAGCCAGACAGTCATCCAAGGCGGCCTGCTCTCGTGGTATCCAGTAGCCTTACATTCAGACCATGAGTACCACCAAGATCGAGGGGCCAAGAAATTCTTTACCCACACTACGTATCGAGCCAGACGATAGTGATCAATAACTGCGTGCGTCACTACGATGACGAACAGAGCGATCGTAGACTGGGTAATGAATACGAAAGGAATACCGTAGATAACCGCGTGAGCCCACGCGGGAATCCACTTCTTCGTCTTCTCGTTCGCCATCCAGTCCGACTGAAGTACGTAGTCGCCCAGTAGATGAGCCAGAAGTATCCAGACCATCACTGAACGATGGGCGTCTCGCCCGTTTCGCTGTTGATCTTGAAGTTGGCGGAGCTCATGTTCTCAAGCTCCTCGGGGTCTCCGTCCACAACGAGAGAGAACACCTTCCGTTCCCCTTCGTTCTTTACGTGGATCTCCCCGACGTACGGCGCACTACTCGCGTAGTACGACTTCTTCGAGAGCTGGATGATCAACCCGAAGAAGGTGTTCACTGCCGTGAGCGTTCCGACAACTTGGTCGACGTGTCCCAGATTCCAGATCTGTGCTATCGCGATGTACAGAGCGCTCAGTGCCGGAAAGACGATCGTGGCGCTCTTCTTGACGACGTTGTATGCGCTGTCGCTAAGCATCGGTGTCTGCTTGGCGTGCGACGACTCGGATGTCATTGATCTCCCTGGGCTCTCTGCTGTGGAATGTCGCTTCATACTGTTGAGCGGTAGGACCGAACGGAAGCTTTTCGACCTCGTTCATGACCCGCTCTGCGGAGCCGTTTCCACCGAGAGCCTTGTAGGGTTCGAAGAAGTACTTACGAAGTTCTTCGTACTCGTCCCTTGTAGCCCAGCCTCGGCGGATATAGGCGACCCCGAACGTCATGATGTGCTCGTACGCGATACCCATCAGAAGACGAGTCGTTGCGCCCTTTGCGCTGTTCTTACTGCTTCGGTAGGCCCAGAAGCCTGACGACGCAAGAACAGTGCTGACCGAAGTCAGGACAATCTGGAGCCAGTTGTCCACAAATATCCTCCCCTATTTTTCCCCGCGATGAGAGACTGCCCTTGTTAAGTTGTCCTTGACCAGGTTCCTGCGACTCGGCCCCATGCTTCTGCCATTTTCCACGTACCGCCGACGTTCACGTAGGGAACAGCCAGCTTCCAAGTGGACCCAACCAGAATATAGGCCCCAGCCACGGTCTTCATCATCGTGGGCTTTGACCACGCACTCCAACCGACAGAGTTTAGGGCTCTGACGAATATGTAGTACGTCGTACCGGGGGTTAGACCTGTGAGTACTTGAGGCGATGACGCCGAGACAATGTTCGGAGGGGTGGGGTCCCAGGGAGCCGCCGGTGTCCATCCGATTTGCCAAGCCGTGATCGTGCTGCCGCCGTCATTGTTGGGATAGAAGGCGACGTCCACCGTTGTTGCTGTGACGCTCGACAGAAGCGGAGCTTGCGGTGCCGTGGGGACCGCTTGGGTCTTTGCACTGGCCCTACCCGACCAGGAGCTCCAACCCACCGAGTTGTGAGTACGCGCCCAGAAGTAATAAGTCGTTCCAGGCGAAAGACCCGAAATTGTCGTCGATCCGTCGGAACTGACGGTCGTGGGTGACGACGCATCCGAGTTGTTGTCGTACCTGATCTGACGGGCATCGATGGCGTCTCCGCCATTTGAACCGTCCTTGAATGTGACGACTACTGAAGTCGCCTTGATGCCGGTTATAGCTGGCGTGCTTGGCGCACTCGGCGCTGAATCTCGGCTAACCGTGTGGCTGAACGTAGCTGGCCCACCGATGCCAGAAATGTTTGTGTCGGTGAGCAACTTGAACGTGACCGTCTGGTTGTAGGTGGCGGTGTCGGACCCCACCTTGTACCAGTCAGCTCCGGTAGGGTAGTTGATCGACTTTCTGGTCGTATCACCGTCTACCGTATAGCTGAAATCCAGACCGTTGTACCAGTCGCTGGAATATGCGGCCTTGAACCAGAACTCGACGGTCGATCCGAGATCGCGTATCCGAAGTGTTCCACCGGCACCAGTATCCTTGTCCCAGTCGGTCACGACACCACCTAACCGATGATCTTGAAGTAGATGTCTCCGTCGTTACCGCCGGTCGGATCAGCGGTTCCCGAGGAAATACCTGCTGCGGTTCGGTAAGCACCCTTGCCGGTGGGGATGAGAGCCTTCACCAGAGCGATGAAGTCTCGGGTCCGGTTGATCTCCCGGCCACCCCAGCGAACTCGTCCTTCTTCGCCGGTATCCGGAACAGTGGGATAACCGGCGGCATTTGCTGCATCTCCGACTGCCATGTCAAACCTCCCTTACGAATATCAGGGCTGGTTACCCCAGACGGAATCAAGATCCGCGTCGAAGTCGATCCATGCCTTGTTGCTGGTCCAAGACAGCCAAGAACCAGTGTTGATGAAGGTGTTGAGGGTCAGTGTCGGATACGACCGCTCGCCTTCCTTGTCGTCCACGAAGATCTGCTCAGTCACCCGCATGTTGTTGGTGATTCCGTCTACGTTTCGGGTCTCGACCACGTCGCCGAGGTTGTAGTCCCTTCCGTAGACATACTGGCTGTCCTGACTGATCTCTCCGTCGAACGCTTGATACGTACGATTCTTGGCCAACTCCTCATAACCGCGCTGCTGCAAAGCCGCAACAACATCGGTTACGGAATCAGTGGTGATGTCGCTAGCGTCTACCGTGAGTATTCGACGCTCGAAACCGTCCACATCAGGGTCTACGCCATCAGCAACGACCATTTGGAAACCAGCCGGAGAATATACGTACGCTACGTTCTTCGCTCCTTCGACGGACTTCAGTTCCTTGGTGTTGAGCAAGTTGTCCATCTCGGGTGCGAAGACCACAGCGGGCAGAACAGTCTGAGCAGTTGTCCGATCGCTTCCGACGTAAATATCGAACCAGAGCTTCGACATGTCGTACTGGCGAAGCATTCTGAATCCGAGGTTCCAGACCTTGGCAATCTGCTCGATCGCTTCATAGACCGTCGTCGGCTGGATCTCGACCGTGATCGGGTCGGTAGGTTCCACGATCGTGTCGGCTGGCATGAAAGTCCCCTCATTGATGAAGGGGATCACGTCATTGAGATCGAGCGTCCCGGTGACACAAATATCGTGGAAGATCTTCCGGCAGACGTCTGCGGGCTTGTCCGTGATCGTCCACTTGACATCGGTCGTGGTCACGTCACCCGTTACCGGATCAGTGGTGCTCGTCTGGGTCGCCGCGTTGATCAAATATGCGACTCGATCATAGAGGAGAGCCTCCAGCGAACGACCCTTCACGACGAGCATCTTCTGACCGTCATCGCTGACGTCGTCCTCGACAGACTCGATCCTCATCACGTAATTGGACTTGTTCAAGGCCAAATATGTGTCGGGCTTCAGAAGACTACGAGCTTTGTAGCTCGAAGCGATATCGATCTGGAAGTCGCCATACTGCTGGAACCTCTCGGTCCAGATGAGCGACTCGTACTCTTCGACCACGTACTCTCTACGGAGGAGGGGATCGAGTGTGTAAAGCTCCATCACAGCGCTCCGTATTTGGCTACGTAGTCAAGGGTGAACGGAACCCCCGCTCCTGTCGCGTAGAAGGTGATGACGTTGTTGCCGGGCATGAACTCGATCCATTGAGACTGGGGAGACATGCCGTACAGGAGCGAGGACTCAGTGCCGCCTCTGTTCAGGGTTATCCTCTTGTCGCCGGTGACGGAACTGAGGGTCAGCACGTCACCGGCGACAAGAGATGCCGAGAAATCGAGTTGCCGAAGCAGATCGTTCGGCGGCTGATGGTAGATCGTGAAGTCGGTCAGCGTGCGGTTCACGTTGAGCGTGATCACGGTCCCCGTCTTCGAGGTTCCTTGATAGGAGAAGTTCCTACCGGTGTTGCCTGAGGTAGTCATGCCGTCGCCGATATGAGTGGTTGTCACATCGATGAAATCCGGCTTGAAGCATGTGATGGAGATGTTCATCGCCGGTTCCTGTGTGAACAGGGGCGATGGAGCGTCTTCCACCACGCCGGATATGGTCACCGTAGGACCCTCGTCGTCATAGAACGTGAGGTTCACTTGGGTGCCCGGCATGAAGAAGTTGTACAGACGAAGCCGTAGGCCTCGCACCGACTCCGTCAGAGGATCGGGATTGAGGCCTACGGTGAAGACGAGATTCCTCGCCTCTCGTCGAGCTGACTGAAACTGCGCTCCGTCTATCCCGGCATAGCTGGACGACGAGAGCGTCGCCTTTACCGGGTCCAACCCGTCGATGTTCTGAACGAGGAACGATGCCTCTTCGTCGTCGAGCTGGAAGCTGAGCAGGTCGCCCTGAGGCGTACTAACGTCAACTCTTGTTAGCACTTGTCGACAGAGCTCCCTTCGCCCTAGACAGTTGGTTGTTGGTTTGCCGGTAGAGTTCCGCCGAAGAAAGTGCCTTCGGCGAAGTGTTGTTCTGGATGAATGTCATGGAAGGCGTCTCGGTCCCGCGAATATCCGCCAGAGCTTCCTCCGCGGCCATTCTGGCGTTGGCGATTGCCGCAGCCTTGGCATACGAACCGTCCACCGAGATCGGCGAACGACCCAGCATGGTTCCGATCTGACCTGCGTCCTTCTTGACACTCGACAGATCCAGCACCGGAGCGATGACAGGACGAATATCGACCGGTCCAGTGATCAGGTCCGAGAAGCCGGATATCGACTTCTTGAGCGAGTCCACTGCTGCCTGACCTGTGCCCTCGGCGGACTTGCCGACCTCGGCGGCCATTCCGTCCAGACCCTTGATGAGACCCTTGGCGGCGAAACCGCCCACCTCGGCCATGACGGTAGACGGGGACTTGATGCCGAGCTTCTTCTTGATCTGCTTGACCATGTAGTCAGCGATCTGGTCCATCTGGTGCTGGATGGCCTTCTGCTGCTTCTCCAGACCCTTGACGAGGCCCTCGGCAGCGTTGACACCGGCCTGGTACAGCTCGGTCGATGCCGTCTTGCCAAGCGTGGAGGCAACAGTCTCAAGCTGCTTGTCGAGGCTGTTGATCTCGTTGACGCCATTCTGGCCCTGCTTGAGAAGGTCGTTGACGAACGGCAACGCAGATATGCCCCTGGAGAGCAGATCCTTGTAAGCCGTGTCGTTGAGACCCATCTTGCGGAGTCGCTGAAGGGCGGCCGAGAACTCCTTGGTCTTCTCGATCTGATCCGCGAGGTCCTTCTCGTAACTCGCGGCCGTGGTGTTCGAATCGATCGAGGGAAGCGCCGCGAATTCGTCGTGGATCGACTTGTTGTAGTCGTCACGAGTCTTCTTGGCGTCTTCGAGTGCCTGCTTGGCCTTGTTGATCTTCTCGGTGTACTGATCGTACTTGTCGTTGAGCTGATCGAGTTTCTTGTGCTCGTCAGACAGGTTCTTCGTCAAGTACGTGTAGGCAGCAGCTGCCTTCTTCCTCTCGGCGGACGTAGCCTTAGCGCTCTTCGACAGATCATGCAACTGCTTCTTCATGTCGTCGAAGGCCTTGTCGACCTTGTCCTTGTCACCGCTCTTGAGGCCCTTGGCGAAGCCCTCGTTGACGGACTTACCGATGGCGATGAACACCTTGGAAGGTGAGTTGATCTTCAGCACGCTCTTGGCGGCACTGATAGCCGAACTGGCAATGTTCTTCGCCGCAGAAATAACCGAACTGAGTCCAGACTTCAGACCAGAGATCATACCCTCGACGATTGCGGATGCCAGATTACGGCCAGCAGCGTTCATGGCCGACTGATTTCTCCGAATGCCATTGGCCACGCCGTTGACAAAGGAAATGATCAGCTTGATACCAGCGTCGATGATCCTCGGCAGATTCTTGGATATGCCGTTGAGGAAGTTGACGCAGACATTGGTGGCCGCTGTGACCATCTTACCGATGTTCTTGGCGATGCCGTTCAAGACACCGGTAATCAAGCGCATACCAGCGTCAACCATCTTCGGCACATACTCAGCCAGCTTCTGGAGAAGCATGGTGAGCATACGTAGAAGAGTGGACACGATCTTCGGCGTGAGCTTGGCAATGGCATCAATCAAGGCGCCGATCACCGTTGTCATCGCCTGGAATATCGCCGGTCCCGCCTTGGCAATCACCTTGGCGAAGGCGATAACGCCCAGACCGATCTCTTCCATGAGCTTGGGGATGAGACCGATCAGACCGCTTACGATCCCGATGATCGCTGCTGTACCTGCCGTACCGACAGCGGCCAGGACGGCCAGAGCGGATGCGAACAGATACATTCCTGTACCGGCCGCAAGCAGAGCGATGCCGACGATTCCCAGGGCGATACCGAATGCCGCAATCAGTGGAGACAGCACACCCAGAATCGCCGCCGTAACACCAAGTGCGATAAGCGATCCTGCCAGCATCAATATGCTCTTACCGATCTCGGAAAGAGACATTTGACCGAACTGCTGGAGAACCGGCGCCAATATCGCAAGAGCCGCAGCGACAATCAACAATGCAGCAGCCCCGGTAACACTGGCCGACATCAGCAGCAGAGCAGCCGAAATGAGAGCCAGAGTGGAGAACAGCATCAGGACTGCCTTGCCGATCTCCTCCCAACTGAACGCCGCGAAATCGCTCAGAGTCTGGGCGATCATCTTGAGTGCGACTGCGACGCCGAGAATGGCGACAGCACCAAGAGGAGCGGTTGGCGGAATGATGATCAAAGCCGCCGCAATGATCGCCAGGGCGCCGAGCATCACCGTGAGTGCGGAACCAATATTGGCCCAAGACATCTGAGCCAACTGATCGAGAGCATCGGCGATCATCCCGAGAGATAGAGCAACGCCCAATACACCAAGCGCCGAAAGACCGGCGGTCGGAGGGATGAGCATCAAAGCTCCGGTAATGATCGCGAGAGCTCCAGCCAGACCCACAAGACCCTTAGCCAAAGAGCCCCACGACATGCCTGACAGATCCTTGACCGCGCTAACGAGGATCTTGATGCCGCTAGCAAGCAAGATGATTCCCGCACCCTGAGCCAACCCACCTGCGTCCGCCTTTGCGAACATGGTGAACAGCACCAGGGCGCCCAATATAGCGCCTACTCCGACAAGACCCTTCGCGAGTTCCTGCCAACTAAGACCCGACAAGTCGGCAACCGCGCTAGCGAGGATCTTGATGGCTCCGGCGAGGATAACCAAACCCAGGCCAGTGGATATCATCCCTGAGGGATTCGGCATGAACTTCAGGACGCCCAGCAAACCAGCCAGAAGAACTGTAACGCCGGTAAGACCCTTCGCCAGACCGTTCCAGTCGAGCTTGGCGAGCTTCGTGACCGCAGAGGCGAGAATATCGATTGCGGCCGCGAGAAGGATCAAAGACCCCATGACGAAGGGCATCTTGGCGAATCCGGCGGTTCCGATGAACTTCTGGAATATCGCCATCGAACCGAGAAGCTGACCAAGCATGACGCTGATCGCAGTGCTTCCTCGGGTAAGTCCCTCCGCATCGATCTTGGCGAGCTGGGAGAGAGACAGGGTCAGAATTCCTACAGCGATGGCAATTTCGAGAAGTGTCGTCGCCTTCAGAGTTCCCTGCATCGCAGAGAGAGTACCGGTCAGCTCTTCGAATGGTCCGGTAATCGAATCGATGAACCCAGAAGCGAGTTCGCCGTCTCCCTTGATCTTGTCGATGAACTTCTTGACGAGAAGCACAATGCCCGCGAACAGGCCCGTGTTGATCCCGTTGAGAACGTCGTTGAAGTTCATTCCGGAGAAGAAATTCGTCAGCGCAGGACCGATTCCAGCCATGAAACTGGCGATGTTGTCGCTGATCGGGCCAAATATGTCGCCAGCCCGAGAGACGAGATCGATCAGCTTACCCCACGCGTCGCGAACGAGCGAGAGGAGTTTTCCGAACGGTCCCAGCTTCTTGGTGACGCCGGATATGCCGTTCTCGGCCTTTGAGGAATCGAAGCCGTCGAACAGAGCGGCCAACCATCGGCCGAACTCCTGAAGCAGCTTGATCGGAATGGCGAGAACCTTGCCGAGCCCTCCGAAGAACTTCTCCAGTCCGTCGCCGGATTCGACGGCCTTCTTGAGGCCGACGAGGAAGTCGCCAATTCTGGCGGTTATTTCGAGGAATCCCCCGGAGCCATGTGTTACAACTCCGAAGAGGTGGGCGAGAACACTCGCTACACCCTTGATTACATCCCAAGCAATACCAAAGACAGCAAACACACCAGCAAAGGTGCGCTTCAGTTTGTCAGCGGTGTCCTTCCCGATGATGAGACTCTTCGCAAAGTCTCTGAATCCCTTGGTGAAGTCGGCGAGTTGCTTGCCGGTGGTTGGTGGGAATATCTCCCGGAACGCGTTCTTGATCGGCTTCAGGACCGATGAGAGAGCGCCGACGGAAGCAGCGATACCCTGGATGAGGGCGTCTCGACCTCCAGCGTTCTTCCAGTCTGCCAGCATCTTGTTGCGGGCATTGGACGAATTACTGATGACCTTGCCGATAGACGTGCTGATATCGGTGAACAGACCCTTGGCTTCGGTGAAGTCACCAAATATGGTCTGCCAGGTCTGAGCCCAACCCGAACCAAGCGCTTCCTTGGTCGTGTCGAAGAGCTGGGTCAGGGTCTTGACCTGGGTGGCGGCTTCCTTGGCGGTCTTTGCTTGGGCCTGGATCGCCTTGATCTGAGAAGCGCTGAACCCCTCGGCCTTGAGCTGAGCATCACTGAGGTCGCCGGTAAACTGCTGAAGAGTGGCCGTCAGAACCTTCGAAGTCAGCCACGATTCCTGACCAGGCTTCGCCGTGATGGATTCACGGAAAGACTTGCCATTGATCGAGACGTTCTTCATCTTACCGGAGAGCTTCACAGCTCCATCGGAAAGGGTGCCCATCTTCTCGGCCGTCTGAGCCAGAGCTCGCTGGAATACGGTACCACCCATACCGGCATTGACAACCGAGTTCCAGTCCTCAAGCGAGACACGCCCCGAAGAAATGGCCTGCGAGAGCTGGTACATCGCGGCCGAGGCCTGCTCCGAATTGGAGCCAGAGAGAGCTGCCAGGTTGGCGATACCCTTGATCGAGGCTGCCGACGTCTTGAGGTCGACACCTGCGGCCGTGAAGGTACCGATGTTCTTGGCCATCTCCGAGAAGTTGTAGATGGTCTGGTCGGAGTAGTGATTGAGGTCGTTGAGTGCGGCCTCGACGTCCTTCAGCTTGGCACCCGACGCCTGGGTGTTGGCCAGAATCGTCTGAATCGAGCCGAGATTCGTCTCATACTCGTGAAAGCCGTCCATGATCGGCGCGAACGTGAACGACTTGGCGAACTGGAGACCAGAACTTACCGCCTGGCTTGTGATCGTAGCCAGAGCAGTGACGCCAACCACCGACAGTGCCTTGAACTTGTCGGCTATCGACTGGACGCCGTTGCCGATGTGCTCAAGAGACAGCTTCTTGCTGGCGGCATCGACTTCGCCGAAGTCTTTCTGAGACTCCGAAGCGAATCGCCCAAGACCGTCACGAACCTTGGTGATGGCATTGGAGACGTTGTCGAGACCCTTACCGGAAGCCGGTGTCTCAAGCTGCTTGGTGAAGCGTCCGAGAGAGTCTCGGCTTCTGGCGATGCCTTGTTCGAACGCCTGGTTGTCGAACTTCAACCGAACAATGCGTTCGTCGATACTGCTCAAGTGAGGGTCACCGCCTTCCAGACAATGTCAGCGATCTTGTCGAATACCGGCTTGATAGCCGGGTTGATGAAGTCTCGGCCCTGGACGTATCCGCCGGTGCCGGTTCCGTGCCCCATTTGGAGCATGATGACAACGGGAAACCCGTTCTCAACATCAGAGTTCGTCCAGGCGAGTTCGTAGATGCCGCCTGACTTGGAGACTGTGAACCCCCACGAAGTAGCAGCAAGTCCGGTTTCCTTGGGGGTAGCCGAAGAGAGAGCCGAGACACCCATCTCCCCACACGACTGCAATATGCCCTGGAAGTTTAGGCTATGCACGTGATCGAGAAAGTCCTGCGTGCTCTTGAATGAGCCCGTAGTTGTGATGGTTATCAAGTTCCCTCCCCATTTTGACTACTCCAGGCCAGTCATCTTCCGACCGATGTCGGTGATGTTGGCGTTGCTGGTCCGAATGCTGTCGACCGTACCGAAGTAGAGACGCATTGCGTATGCCTCGTCCTCGGTGTAGCCGAAAGGCTCTGCGGTCAAAGGATCGACGTTGTCGACTACCGGGTGGTTCGCGAGCCAGGCCTGGACTGCCTCAACCTTCTCCAGAGCCGATCGCATTGCCATGACGGTCTGAGCTACCTTGCCGTCGAGCATCTGCTTGGTGACCTCGATGCCGAGAGTCATTCAGTTCTCCTTTACGCAGCGGTTTCGTAGTTGAAGGCGCCTCGGAAGGAGTGGCCGCTGGCCCACGTCCAAGGCGTCACCGAGTCGACGTCACCACCGATACCACCCCCGAGAGCTCCCGCCACAAAGCAGATCAGAATCCCGAAAGAGATCGTACTGGTGCTCGCCAACTTGATTCGAGAGGTCCCCAGATTCGTGGAGTCCTTATACATGTCTCCGTACCCGAGGAATCCCGACGAAGAAGCGGCAGGCCACGCGGAAGGAAGGCTGAACGTCCAGTTGTCGGTGGTTGTCGCGCTGGCACCGAAGTTCGTATCCGAAGCGAACGTGATGTCGTACTTCACAGTAACGTTTCGTCCGAGCTTCTGGGCCTTGAACACGGGGGCGGTGCTTCCCCATCCGGGGAGGTGTAGACCACTCGTCGTAGACCATGTGGGAGTCCACGATATCCACGCTCCCTGGTCATAGACCGACTTCCTCCACGCAGACCATCCGGCCGCTGTGTTGGAGGTTCGGTACCAGACGTCGGGAATGAAGCCGCTTCCGGTTGCGTGAGACGTGTAGATCTGACGCGCGAAGTCCGTCGTGGTGTTCTTGTACGTCACGACTTCGCCAGCGGTACCAGAGAAGTCCCATCCGGTTCCGGAGCTGCTGTAGTAGAGCCTCGACCAGCCCTCAGGATATGAAGACATCGCCGTGGTCTGAGTGAAGGACGCCGCCGTGAGGCTCGTGGTGAGCTGCATCTCTCGCCACGAAGTCCAACCACCGCCGCCGTCAGTTCCGTGGTACGACCTCGTCCAGCATCGAGCCGAAGTGGTTCCGCCAGCCGATGCCCAGAAAGTCTGAGTGGTTCGGTCCGTCATGATGCTGTCGGTCATGATCGTTCCGAACCCGTTGGCGGGTGTCCATCCCGATCCGGTCGTGACGCTCTGCAACGAGACGCCATACGGCCATGCTGCGGGGGTGGCAGTCTCGGCAATACCGGTGACGATCTGTACTCGATACCCAGGAAGGGACGCGAGACCGGCCGGAGTCACTGCCAGAGTGCTGGAGCTTCCGGACTGAGTCTCAGCGTTGGTCGCAAGCTCGACGGGACCGGCCTGAGCCGTAGTGGCGTTTGCGAGTGCTCCGCCATCGACCGTGGTTCCGTCGTACTTTTCGAGGATGAGGTGGTTCGCCGAGTCGAAATGAGCGCCGGTGACCATCCCGTTTCGGATGGCCGTCATGGCCGCGGCGGTCATTCCAGTGACGACAGCCATAGGGGACCGCCTTTCTAGTCGGAGCTGAGGGTGTATGTTGTGTCGTCGATGAATACGGCGTTGTTCGACGTGATCTCGAAGGTTTCGCTGTCGAGCATCCGAATAACGTCATACGGAGCCTCGACGGTGAACGTTCCGTCGCCGTTGTCGGTGACAGTCATCGAGTTGATCGTGTCGTATGCGCCGATCAATTCAGTGAGGGTGGGGATTCTCGCCGAGTCCGCATCGGTTCCGTAGAGAATATCCTCAATCGCCGAAAGAACCGTCGGGTCCGTGGTTCTGGAGTCAAGCACGACATGCGCAGTACGCTTGTACCCGTCCATGGCCGGTGGCTTGCACGTGATCTTCCAGCTGAAGTCGTCTGGGTCGTTTTGTTCCTTCAACGTCTGACGGTTGCGATCCGTCGGAGAAACACGAGCCCCGTAGACGATATGGAGCTTGTAACCCTCGACATCGGACTGGTCGCTGCCGATCAAGGTCCGATAGGACAGCCCAAAAGACTTCCTCCTCTGATGAGTGAGGAACAGACCCTGACGAGGCTGAACACTGCCGTCGCACACCTCGAATTCGAGAGGATATGTGAAAGCAGTAATGGTAGCCTCGAACTCCTCGGGCGCTGAGTAGTTCAAGTACTTGACGCCGTCAAGATAGAAGGCGCGCGGTTCACCGCCCGAAGGAGTCTCATCGACGGAGGTCAGACCATTCCATACGACGCCCGGCTGGCCCGCAACATACAGGACGCCACGGTCAACACCCGCTTCGTAGTAACGAGCTCCCGGAGCGTCCCAGTCGAGCCTTGGCATGTCGAGTTCCTCCTCTCACCCAGAAGTCTTGTACTTGGCTCGTCGTTGTGCGTTCAGCTCACGCTGCTTCTGGATGACTTCGTTCCTGCTCATCTTCTTCTGCGGTGCGTTCTGCTGACCGCGGACTCGAATGAGTGTGAACAGCTGAGCAAGATGCCAGTTCTCACACTCCTTCCAGATGTTCAAGTCGATCATCCACGAATAGATGAGCTCCGCCGTAATGATTTGCCGGGTCTTCTTCTGGTTCGGCCCGTCACTGAACCAGGTAGCAGTCATCTTGGCGTTGATGTAGCTGTCGATGGCGGCGAAATTCTCCGGGGTAAAGCTCCCGAAAACTTCCTCGGGAACGTTCGCCGTCAAAGTCATAGCTCTGATGTACCAGATCGTTTCTTCGACGGTCTTCTCCTCAGTGTTGAGGAAAGACTTTTCGAAAACCGATTCCCATTTTGACAGGGAAACCAGAGAGTGCTCAAGCGCAAGCTCGAACGTCTTTTTGGAGAAAGTCTTCGACTCTTCGTCGTAGGTTTCCTTGCCGATCGGAACGTGAATGATGAGCACTCTCTGGCCTCCTTTCTGCCGATGGGACTACTACACGTAGTCGAAGTACCAGTCGTCGTCCGTGACGGCCGGGAACTTGTAGCCCTGCGCCGGAGCGGCAGTGACAACGGTGTCCTGAGTGATCGTCTGCGGACCGGCGGTCTGGAGAACGTCGTTGATGTAGTAGTTGACGCCGGTGGTCGCCGGGATGGTGAGCGTGTGCGTCGAGTTGTCGTAGGTCGGCGGGGTCGGAGTGACCTGCGTGACCGTGCCGGAGAACATCGCGATGACTTCACCCGGAAGCGGCAGGCGAGGGTCGGTACCCGCAGTGCCGTAGAGGGCCTGCTCCAGCGTGGAGAGAGCCGTCGCGTCGACCGTGGTGGAGTCGATGGTCATGCTGGCGGTCGGCTTGAACGGCTTGCCGGTAGCCGGGTTCGTTCCGGGAACGTCGACCGGGGTGGTCGAGACGTCCCAGCTGAGACCCATCGCCTCGGGCGAGTCGTTGACGGTTGCGTAGGCCTTCTCGGAAGGGGCCGCCAGTGCGCCATACACCAGGTGGATCTTGTACCCGGCCTCAGGGTCGAGGTCGTTGCCGATCTTGGTCTGGTAGGACAGGCCGAAGGTCCGTCGCGGCTGCTGGCCGACCAGGACGCCGGGGGTCGGCTCGGCGGAACCGTCGCACTCCGCCCACTCGTCGGGGTAGGTGAAGGACTCGATGGTTCCACCGAACTGCTCGACCGAGAGCAGGTTCAGGTAGACCATGTTGTCGGCGTACTGCTTGTTGGACTCGGCGCCGGAAGGTGACTCGGTGACGGTCGTCAGACCGTTCCACGCAACACCCTGGTCGTAGACGCCGTTGGTCGGGAGGTAGAGGACACCCTTGGACACACCCGTCTCATAGGTGCGCTCTCCGGGCTGGTCCCACTTGAGAGTGGTCATGCTGTGTTGCTCCTCAGAAGTAGAGCTCGAAGACGTCATGATTGAGGTCATCCGCCACAAAGAACCGGCCGTAGCTGGTCATGGGCAGAGCCGCAATCTTTGCCAGGGTTTCCTCACTTGCAGGGTCCCTGGAAATATGCGTCAGTTGATAGCGCTGCGTGTAGTTGTACGGCTTATTGCCTGCGAACTCAGTGCGAGCACTGTCTCGCTGATACACGATGCAGGGATACTGCATTTGCACGTTGGAAGGGGGCTGGAAATACACATGATCGCTTCCCAGCACCCCCTCAAGGAGTGCCTGCAACTGTTCCCTTCGGTCCGTTGTAGACACCCCCCAATGTCAGGAGAAGGCGGGGACCCCGGACTTCGACGTCCGAAACCGTCCACAGGGTCCCCACCCACTCGACATAGCGAATATTCATGAAATTCGCTCTGGCGTACGCATCAGCCACAATGCTGATTGAGTTATTCACAGAGAGATCGCCATTTACGCGCTCTCCTTCACGAAGCTGCCGAATGTTCCGAAGGACGTCGCCGAAGTACGGATACTCGACAATGACGTCATCCCAAATACCGGGCTTCGTTTGAACAGATGTGCCGTAACCTACCTTTCCGTAAAACCGAGCCATAGGAGTTAGCTCCTAGTCAGTAGGAGCTCAGGAAGCCTTGCGCTTGAACTGCCACGACGCGGAGTCGTTGACCTCGAAGTAGTAGCCGGAGGCCGGGGTCGCGTAGACCGTGGTGGAGGCACCGGCCGCCAGGGCGGTCTGGTCGCCCGCAGTGAGCGTGGTGCCGTTGCTGTCCTTGTAGACCACGCCGGTGACGGACGGGATCGTGACGACGCCGGTGGTGGAGTTGAAGTCGGGCTGAACCGGCGAGACCAGGGTGTTGGCGCTGGCGGTCTTGCGGATGACCAGCGCGGACTTCGGGCGGACCAGCGCACCCGACATGCGGGTCTCCAGCAGGTACTTCTGCTGGTTGTAGTCGATGTCGAAGTCGTCGAACATCGTCAGCTCGCCGCCGCGGTCGGTACCGACGTTGTAGTCGTCGAGGTTGACGATGATGCCGACCAGGTCGGCGATCTCCTTCATCGGCTCGACCAGCTGGATGTCCTTGACGCCGAGAGCGTCCGCGACTTCCTGCTTGTTGGCGTAGTACCGACGACCCTGGAGGTCGCGCGCCTTCAGGAACTTGTTGAGCTGCGGGACCGTGGTGTAGAAGGTCGGAGTGCCGGTGCCCTTGTAGTACTCCATGCCGTCCATGACGGCGTCCACGACCTCCTCGTAGGAGGAGTTGGCGTCGTCGAGGTTGACGTTGACCTCGGTCACGAACAGCTCGTGGTCGTTGAGGATGGAACGGACACCCGTGCCGTCGGCGGCACCCAGCGGGTCCTTGACCTTGTCCTCGTCGGTCACGTCGCGGCCGTCGCCGATGAGGATCGCACGCGCGATCTCCTCCTCGGTCATGAGCCGCATCTCGCCCTTCAGGAAGGCGACGATGTCGAAGTCCGTGATGTCGAGCATGTCGTCACGGTCGAGCTTCTGCTTCTTGTAGATCGTGGTCGGGCCGGTGGTCCGCTTGGTGACGCCGAACCACTCTTCGATCTTGTAGTTGCCCTTGATGTAGCCCTTGGCGCGGGCCTCGTCCTGGGTCAGGTCGGCCGTGAAGGTCTTGATGCGGGAGAACGGGGTGTGGCGGGTACCGTTGAGGACGCTCGCGACCCACTCGGTCCGGCGCTTCTCCAGCTCGATGACACCGGTGGCCGCCTTGGCGTCCGGGAAGAGGATGTCGATGTCGGTGATGCCGTGAGCGATGGCGTACTCCTCGACGGCCTCCTTCAGCGAACCGCCCTTGACGGCGCTGGCGACGATGCCCTTGACGTCGTCCTTGGTCAGGGTGTGCTTGAGCTCCCCACCCTGCTTGGTGGCGTTGCTCTTGTCGAAAACGTTGCGCGACATGTCGTCGCCTCCTTCGTTGTGGGTGAGGTCGGAGTGCTGGGCGCTGTTGGCGCCCTTGACGAGAGCTTCACTGACGAGGTAGTGAAGAACGCCCTCCTGCTCGGGAGTCATCGAGTCGAGGATCTCCTTGACAGTGGGGTCCTCGGCGGAGTGAGAAAGGTCCGAGTGTTCGGCTCCGTCGCCACCCTCACCGCCCTCGCCGCCTTCGTTGCCGTCCTCGCCGTCCGTTTCGGACTCGTCGGTCTCGTCGGTCTCGTCGGTCTCGTCCCCGTCGTTGGCAGAGGGCTCTTCGTCCTCCTCGCCGTGCTCCAGTTCGAGACCGGTGTGGATGATCGCCTCGTCGTCCAGCTGATCGATGCTGCCATCGCCGTGTCGGACCGCAACGAAATCGATCACGGCACCGGGATTGGCACCAGCGAGAACCAGGCTGACCTCGCGGATCTGCCCGTGAACGACGTTCTTGGCCTTCTCCACCAGCTGATTGGCGAAGATGGAGAGGGACTTGATGTCCTTGTGCTCGACCAGAGTCCTGGCGTTCTTGCCCTGGTTGGTGTCGTTGAAGAACCCGTAGGCATAGACACCCTCGTCGCGGTTCTCCAAGACGGCGTGGCCGAGCACGTTCGTCGGGTCGCTGTGGCCGTGCTGCCAGACCAGAGGAACCTGCTGCTTATCCATGTGCTCGAAAGCACCGCGCATGATGGTTCGACCGTCGGTGCACTTGAGACCGGCCTTCGTGGCCCATCCGCCGAAGTCGGCTTCGATTTCGGTTCCCATTTTGACTGCGCTCCTTCCTACTTCTTCGTTGTGGTCCGAGATCCGAGGGCGCCGCTCTTGTGCATCTTCTCGATCCTCGCTTGGATGGTCTTGATTCTCTCGTTGAGAGACTTGACCTCGGCTGAAAGGTCTCCGTTGGTCGCCGTGCCGTCCTTGATGGCTTGAGCGCGACGAGCTTTCTTCTCGGCTTCTGCCTTCGCCCTCTTCTGAGCTGTGGTCAGCTTCTGAGGCTTGGCGTCGGCTTTCTGCTGAGAAGCGGGAGCCTTCTTAGCGGAGGCTTGTTTGGTCGGCTTAACGCCACTGCGTTTCTTGGCCTGTTCGACCAGGATCTTCAGTGCCTCCTGAAGACGTTCCAACCGACCCTTGAGAGTCAGCATTTGGTCTTCAAGCTTGGCGTGCCGTTCCTTCGCGATCTCCGCTTTCGACTTTACCCGAGGATGTTTCGTCTGATCAGAACCATGTTGGCGGCCCTTCAGCTTACGAGTCCTCAGATAGTACTCCCGGCGCTTGGCCGCGTCGTACGCATGCGAAAGGGATTCCTCATCCATCGGTAATCCCGAGGGTCGAGTAGATCTGATCGATGACGCTGTTCATGCCATCAATTCCACTCTGAATTGCGGCGTCACCACCAGCCGACGGGTCGGAAGTGGGATCGGTGCCATTGCCCGGCGGTGCATTGGCCGAACCGACATCGCTCGGCGTTCCGGCCTGGGGCATGTTGCTGTTCACAAGCTGATCGGCCTTCGGGTCCTTCGAGGGACGCCAGCCGATAGCCTGGCGAATATCGTTGGAAGAAGCGATCTCGTTGCGGGTGAACTTGTCAGCGATCTCCGCGATTGTCTCCATCGGAACGAGCTTGAAGGGGTCGCGGAAGTACATGATCGACTGACCTTGAGTCCGAGCAGTCTTCGTCAGGAAGGTGCGCTTCATGGACTCGGCTATCGCCTGAATGACAGGCTCGATCGTACGGTTGAAGTAGTTCAACATGGCCTTTTCATCGGCCGTGCCGTTCATTACTTCAGCCGTCAGACCAAGCTGAGCGTAGAGCTCCTTCGTGAGGTACTCGATCTGCGAGAGCAGATTGTTCTCAGCCGGTCGGTTGAGCTGGGTGATCTTCTCGGTGCCGTCCGTATAGGCGATACCGTACTGACTACCCTTCAGCTGGAACTCGATGTCCTTACGACGCTGTTCCGCTTGCTGCCTTCGGGCTTCAGACTTGATCACGTAGGGAAGCTGGATGATCATGTCCAGTTTTCCGGAACTCGTTTGCTCGTCGACGGAGTCGAGCATCGAGAGCTTCCGGATGAGGCGCTGAAGAGTCGAGTTCGGTTCGTTCATCACCGCATAGAGCGGATTCTCGACGATCGCGGTCGTCGACTTGGGAACGGTAATATCCTTCCGGTTACCGTCTCGTTCGTCGTAGAGACTGACTCGAACGTGCTGAGGGAACCACTCTACGATCCGCCCGACTCGCATGCTGTCGATGGTGTAGCTACCGGAAACGGCCGGATTCATGTCGGCCTCAACCGGTACTACGGCAACGACTCCTTCCTCGAATATGGTCTGGGCAATGTCCTGACGGAACTGCCGAGCCCCTTGATCGAGGTTCGCCTCCACAGTCAGACAGTCCTGAAGACCACTGACCCGGTCGTTGAGGTAGCGACCGTCATTGTCCAGCTGAACGTGCCGGATATCGATAGCAGCAACATCGATCGCCAAGCGAGTGTAGATCGACGAGATGATGGATCGTTCGTTCGAGAAGCGCGGGCGGCTTCGGCCCGAGGGACTCGAATACCCCCAACCGTACCCAGACTGAAGTCCCTCAACGTAGCTGGGATCTGTGAAGAGATTCCAGCCGTGTTTCAAACCCTCCTTCATACGTGTAAGCAAGCTTGCCATGTGTCACCTCCTCTCTGCGAATATGCTCGACGCTAGCCGAGGCCCATGTGACGAAGGAGGCTTTGGGACCTCTTCACAGCTTCGGGGTCCTTGATTCCGCTGTAGAGTTGTTTGCCCTTGTCGATGATCAACTTGTCGACGCCGATCTTACGCGGAAACATGACCCTGCCGTCGGCATGGCGAATCAGCGAATGAGCCGCATCGAATTCGTAGACCATGTCAGTCAGACCACCCCAGATAGGATCTTCTGCGGGGTTTCCTTCCTTGACTACCTTGAATCCGAGCTTCTCGTAGATATGGCGGGCATCGGGGGAGTTTCCGGGAACTTCCAGAGTCATTCTCTTGAAACCCTGTTGCTTCCCGAAGTCCCTGCCAGCCTGCATGACAGCAGTAGCGTAACCCTTGCCTCTGGCGGACTTGTCGATACCTAGCCAGTTCAGATAAAGCTCGTCGTTGTTCTTCTTCTCGACGTTGGCGTCTCCGACCTTCTTCCCCTGACCGTCGAGAATGTCCAGTTGAGCTTGCTTGGAGTACCCTTCTCGGTACTTCTTGCTCATCCTCCCGAGGAACTTCGACAACTGGTTCGGCTTCACCTTCTGAAGCGTGATCGTCTCGCCGGAAGCAGTCTTTCGAGAGACAGAATCCGGCCCCAAAGACTTGAGGGGTTCTCTGGCGGACTTGGTTCGGTCCTTGCGGACGCCCCACTTCATTCCTTTTACACCGTGGTGTTCGAGAGACGTGCCGCGAAGTCCTGAGATGTTCTCCTCTATGAGATCGAGAAGCCCTCCGTATTCGTCTTCGAGATTGAAGTCATCTTCTGTCACTCGAAGGCCTCCTTGTTTGCCTTGTATGCGACGTAGGCATCCATCAGGGCGGCGACGTTGTCGATCTTCGCGTCTTGTCGCTTCTTCAGGAGCTTCCGGTTGCCGTTCGTGTCCTCCATGGTGATGGAATTACCCATGGCAAAGGTCATGAGTGTCTGATCAAAGGCAAGTAGTCGTTGTTCACTCAGAATCTTGAGTTCCCCAAGCGGGACCGATTCTGTCTTGGCTCCCTGGATTACCTTCTCAATGCCGAACGGACCGTTCTCCGCCTCCCAGCGGTTTACGAACTCCTTAGCGTTGTAGGGGTCGTACCCAAGTGCGCGCACGTCATACTCTTGACTCTGGATGAAGGAGTCCAGGTCATCATAGACTTGCATCATGTCGAGGACGGTGCCCTCAAGCACGTGCAAGCTGCCTTCGTTAATGAACTCGTCGTACTTCTGCCGCATTGCTGCTGGCAACTTCATCAACGTCAGTGACGTGATGTAGCTTCGAGTCTTTATGCCAAAGCCTTCACGCAATGGAAAGAGGAATGTGAAGGCACAGAAGTCATCGCCCTGGGAAAGGTCGGCGCCAAGAGCACAAGGCATTTGCCAGAACTCCTGATGACCATGAGGCAATGTCTCCTCGTAAGTGAAGAAGTACGTGTAACCCTCCATCGGGATTCCGAAGCGCTTCGCCAGAATATCGTTGCGAGACGCTGGGGCCTTCTCGGCTCGTTCAACTTCGAGTTGGTAGGTTTCATACGTAACCGTCTTCCCGAGGTTGGGGTTCGCCTTCGGCCACATCGCCGGATTGGCGACTTCCTCAAGCTCGTCCAACTTGTAATGCCAGATCGAAACGTGAGGAGCTTGGTATTCACCTTTGAGAATGGACGCGAGCTCCATCTTGATGGTGTCACCACTACCGTTTCGAACAGTTCCCTCGGAGGAGATGGAGACGATCAGGTAGTCGTCCAGTTTCGAAGCACCCTGTTCGATGGCGCCGACGACGTCCTCACGAATATCGCCGGAAAGCCACTCATCGACCGTTGAGATCTTGGGTCGGAGACCCTGGAGCTTGTTGATCGACATAGGCCTGACCTCTAGCAATGAACCTGTCAAGAAATTCTCGATGCCCTTCTTGGTGGACGCGAGCTTGACACGGTTTGCTTTCGATCCTGTTGTGTTCTGAAGAGATCCCTCAGTCAAGAACTTGAATAGGGGGCCTCGGCTACGAGTGATCGCGGTACGAAACGGCGACATGACCTCGTCGGCCTGCTTCATAGTGGGGGCCGTAGTGATCTGATGCGTCGTCGACGTGTCGACGTTCAGGAAATAACTCTGGATGCACTCGGCGTACATCGACTTGGCGGCACCTCGCGCAACAATGAGGTACTGCTTTGTCGTCAGTCGCTTCCTGATCGTCTTTGTGACGTACTTACCACCGTGATTGTCAGGACTCGGCTCGTAGACGCTCCGGTCGACGAAGTAATACCACCCAAATATCTGCTCAGCCCAGAGCTTGAAGGCTGGCAGTAGGTGAAGATCTGCTCCGTCGGTGAGAGTGAGCTCGTTCTCGCAGTAGAGGATGAAACCTTCTACCGGCCCATCGTCGTAGTAGTAATTCGGGTTGGCGATGAGCGAGTCGATCCGGTTCATCTCAAGTGAGACCTCCCGATTAACGGGAATCTCGCCGCGAATAACGGCATCACGGAATTCGCCATAGTACTTCGGCGTTGCCGTGTTCGACAGGGTCATCGTCTACCCTCCTTCTACCCTAGACCGACCTTCAGAACGGTCTTACCGACCTGCTTGGCGATGATCTTCGTCGCTTCCTGCTTGCCGACGTTGATCAGAACGTCCTTGATGATCTTGGCCGCTTCGGAAGACGCAGTCTTCTTCTTCGGGATCTTCGAGTACCTCTGTTCGAGATCGACACGCTCCAGAAAGTTCCGGAGTTCCTGGTTACTGAGGGACTTCACACCACTCGTCTGGATCTGATGCTTGGTGTTCATCTTCCGGACGTGGTCCTCGGATGCCGGATGAGGCGCGGGCTTGTCTTTCCTACGCCCCCACTTCATCCCCTTGACGCCGTAGTGAGCGAGTTCAGGCATACCTTCGACGAAGGCGCGGCCTCTCTCTATCTGAGACATTGCTACCTCCGGGCCGAACGACGGCCGCTTAAGCTGGAACGTGGGTCCCGAATAGTCGCCGGTCCACAGAGCGATCCGGTCGAAGTTAACGGTTGCGTACTTGGCGTCGTACGGTACCTTCTTCGCCGGAGATGTGGGATAACCCAGCGTCAGGTGAGGCGCCCACTGAGGGAACTGATCCGTCGATAGGAATGCCGTCTTGACGAGATCATTCATCAACAGCTGATCCCGGAAAACCTGAATCGGCTTTGCCCAGGTCATGTCAAAGAACAATACATCGGCATTCTGATCGCCCAGAACCCCTCGACTCTCTACGTCGAGACTGAACTGAGAAATAAGAGAGGCGGCGTGCTCAACGAATCCAGCGACGAGGTCGATCTGTGTCTGGTCGTACCCCGGATCACCCAGATACAGGAGAGTGAGATGAGGAACCTTCTCGCTGGAGACCTTCTGAACTGGGTCGTCCTCGGCGGGGAGAGCGACAACGATCATCGACTTTCCGGCGGCGTGCCTCAGCCCCAGATCGTCGACGAAACGACCGGCTGTGCCATGGGGTCGACCCATGCGTCTCCCTCCCTCACGATGCTCATCCGCACTTCGAGTTCCTTGATCTGCTCGTTGAGAGACTCGATGACGAAGGACGTACTCGGCGGGTCGAACAGGAGACGTACCCTCAGGTAGATATACGTCTTGACCATGTTCAGTCGGTTGTCACCAGCGAGGAAGTCGTCCCACGTGGGGGCGGAATCCTCGATCATGAAACCGTCGGTAGGTCCGATCCCCAACTGATTGAGAACGGAGAAGACGGTGTTCGCGTGCATGATGATGTCGGTGTCGAAACTGGTGTCACTCTCGACAAGTCCGACGATCTTCTTGATGCTGTTGAGTATGCTGTCTGCCACGTGGGAAACCTCCCTTCAGATATGGCGGCCGATCAGACGCGCTTGTTGACCTCGCGCTGGACGGCGTTGTAGTCGTAGCCCGCAGCTGTGAGCTTGCGCCGACGCTCGTCGCCGTTGCCCCACTTCCCGTCGATGACCTCCTCGGCCAGCTGGGTGACGGACTTCTTCGGCGCGGGCTTCTTGGTCGTGCCGGTCCCCTTCTTCAGGAGACGGTTGACCTCGGCCTGGACAGCCTCCGGGTCGTAACCCTCCGCCTTCAGCTTCTTCGACCGACCGGGGTCGTTGCCGTAGTCACCGGCGATCACATCGCGGGCCACTTCGGCGTAGGACTTCTTCGGCGGTTCCGGGGTGGTGGGGTGCGGGGAGGAGGGGTTCTCGGTGAAGTGTGCGTACCACTTCTGGATCTCGGCCAGCAGCTCGGCGCGGATCGAGTCCATGTACGGGCCGGGGCACGCGGTGGCCGACCAGTCGTGGTGGTAGTGGACGTTGTTCTTGGTGGGGTTGGCCTTGATCTCGTGCGCGAACAGCCAGCCCGCCAGACGAGCCGCCGACTTCCACGTCTCCTCGGCGACCTCCCACTTGGGCGCGAAGGTCTTGTCCGCCATCTCGATGGAAATGGTGGATTCGTTTCCGCCCCGGTTGCCGACAGCCCAGGCGTACTCCTTGACGTGGACGTACTGGGCAACTCGGCCCTGGGCGTCGACGTCGAAGTGAGCCGAAGCCGGTCGGGTACGCCAGACGGCGAGGACACCGGCGTGGGTCAGGTTTCCGCCGTTGTGGTGGAACGTGACCGAGGTCTTCTTGTACTGCGTGTGCGTGACGTGGCCGGTCTTGCTGAGGGCAGCGATGAAGTCGGCGACGTTCTCGTCGTAATGAATGGTTCCCATGCGGGTTACTCCTAACAGGACGATGAATCAGGAAGGCTCAGGGCCGATGTTCTTCAGACGCAAGGTGAAGGGGTACGTCGGGTGTGCATACACACGGTTTGCAGATCCGGCAGCACCTCCCTGATGCGCCAGCCCGATTGTCACCTTTCCGTCAAGACCGATGTGGTCAGATGTTATGACGAACATCGGAGGCATCGGATGTCTGCTAAGAGACAAGGATGGATAGAGGCCAGGGCTGCCTTCTGCCGGAGGAGTCGTTAGCTTCCGAGTAGCGTAGACAGCAATCCCCCCGGAGGAATTCAGCAGAACCCAATCCAGGAAATGAGAACCCAGGTAGAGGAAGTCTGCGAATACTTCAATGCGGTCGCCAGAGTTCGCGGTGATGGAAGCCTGGAGCGGAGAAGGCGCGGACGTGAGAACGACTCTCCAAGTCGGAGCATCAGGAAGACCCGAGAGATCGTCGTCGATGATAACGACCTCGACGGTCTTGGCGGTTCCGCCGGAAGCTCCTGGGTCACCCTTCGGTCCTGGTTCTCCTTGGATTCCCTGGATTCCCTGGATACCCTGATCGCCCTTGTCTCCTTTGGTTCCCTGGATACCTTGGAGTCCTTGATCACCCTTAACACCTTGGATACCTTGAGGACCGGGGTCGCCCTTCGGACCAACCATGGGTACGTAGTTCGGGGTGTCAGGGTTTACCTCGACGAGCCTGTTGAGATCCAAGATCGACCCGCTCGAAAATCCCTTGAGCGTGAAGAAGCAGACTCGGGTCTTCCCGTTGATGGTTATGAAAGCCTTCCACAACCAATCGCGTGGGTTCGCAGAAGCCGAGTTGTCGAGGAGCTCGACGCCGGGCGTCACTCCATCGCTCGACATCAGACGACCTTGTGAATCGAAGCGGTAAGTACCGCCACCAGTCCATCGGACCGGGATTCCGTCAATGACGACCTCGGGAACGCTGGGTTCGAACCGAATGCCGCCTCTTACCGGCGATCCTCCCGTCGCATTCTTGACGGTGAGGTTGACTACCTTGGTCGGCGTTCCTGCGGGGAATGCCATGAGCTCCTCCTCCCTACCAAAGTTTCGTGTCGCCAGGCCTGCGTTCGACTAGCGGGCGAGGAAGAAGCCGTTCGTCTCCGAAGTGGATGGCGTTGTGAGTTCGAAGAGTCACCGCGATCAAGAACTCGGGGTCCAGGATGCTGGGGTCCCCTTCCTCGATGTCGGTAACGGTCATCGGATTCATGTGATGGATGTAGATCGAGTCGTGGATGTCGTAACCTTCGACACCCATGTCGCACCCGTTGTCCCGGACGATGACGTGGTGTCGAATCCTTCGCCACTCAGTCGACCTGTAGAACTCTTGATTCATCCATCGGTCGAATCCGAAGGTTGCTTGGCCTACCTGGCCTTGTAGAGCGAGGTACCTGAAGCGTTCCTCGAAGTCCTCGATCCTTCTGAGTTCCGAGTAGGTCCTAATCCTCATAGTCCTGCTGCATCTCTTGCGGGACGCCGCTCTGATACGACCGCATAGCATTGATCGCCATGGTCGTCAGCTCTTCCATGCGAGCTTGAGACCCAAGCGACTCAACCTTGGCGAGCTGAAGCTGAACTTCTGCTTCGAGCCTTTGCTGTTCGAGTCGTTCGCGGGTCGAACCGAGCTTGAGGAAGTGAACCGTCTCGGTTGCCGAGGCCGTACCGTCTCTGAGGCGCTGTTCCACGAGATCGTGGGCCAACGAAACCAACTGGTTCTCTCGACCTTCGGGTGTGGTGGCCGGAGCAGTCCGCCGAGACGGCCCAGGAGTCTGCACCCGTTGGTGATTCACCATGCTTCCACACTCCTTTCGACGAGTTCCGGATGGGTTTGAAGTGCCTATCGAGGCGGCTGGGGGTTGAAAAGCCTCAGAAAAACTCCCTCCGGGGATATTTTTAGG